CAATTTCTTTTGCGAGTTTCATTCCTTCTTCTGTTGTATGGTCTTTTCCAATAAGAATTTGAAGAGTTTCTGCCAAACCAATTTGTCCTAATGCCAAAGTGCCGTGGCGCATTGCGCTATTAATACCATCTTCTGGCTTGTATCCCATCATTGTATTATTTTCCCACATAAATTTAGCAGATGCAGGATTTTGAGAAATTATATATTCATATCTCTCAATAAGCATATCTTTTGCTTCATTTATTTTTTTATCTAATAATGACATAAAAACTTCTATGATATTATCATCATATTCATTTACAAAAGATTCTTTTGCCATCATAGCAAGAGTAGGAAGAATAACAGTAACAGGACAAATATTTCCTCTTCCATCTTTTCTTTGTGGGTTTATACCAGGTTCAGCATTTATATCAAAACCATTTGCTGTTCTACATCCCATTGTAGACATATAAGTAGTAGGGTCATTTTTATCATAGCCTGCATTTCCACTCCAATCACAATTTACATAGTTTGGATATAATCTCTTTGCAGTTGATTCAAGAGCCATTCTAAATAAATCATAATTTGGAGTTTTAGGTTCTTTATTAACTCCACTCATAACTTGAAAAATACCGCAAGGAAAAACAGGAGTTTTATGAAATTTTCCTACTCCTTTAATACTTCCATCAAGCAGAGCTTTAATTACTAATCTTCCTTCTGGTAAAGTACAAGTTCCATAGTTTATAGAAGTAAAAGGAAGCTGATTTCCGCTTCTACTTTGAAGTGTATTTAAATTATGATACATTCCTTCAACAGCTTGTTTAGTTTCATTAATGGTGTCAAATAATGCACTTTGATAATATTTTGAAATTAAATTATTATTATCAATTCTATAATCAGATTCTTTAGTATCTGTTAATTTAAAAAATGATTCTTTATTTTCATCTATCCACTCATCAAATTTATTTCTGGTAATAGTAATACCTTCGATGGTTTCTTCATATGTTTCAAACATCATATCCATAAGATTTAAGTTTAAAAATTCTGGTAAATCTTTTAACCAGGCTGTAATATAATGTTTTAAGAAACTTTTTCTTACAAATGGAACCATTGTCCAATCTAAATGAGTTGCACTAACTCCGCCAAATTGTTGTAATGATTGAATTTGAAATAATACTGCTACAAGCTGAAAAGCAGTATTAATAGAATTTGCTGGACGAACATCTGATTGTCTTGTATTAAAACCTTTTGTCAATAAGTCATCAAAAGGAATTGATAAGCAGTTATGCATACCAACTGCATAGGAATCAAGGTCGTGAATATAAATCATATTTTTTAAATGATTTTCTTTTGATTTTTCTGACATACAATTATCTAAAGCATATTGCTTTAAAACAACTGAATCAAATTCGCCTTTTCTTCCTCCAAAAGAATGTTCATCAACATTTGCATTTTGATTTTCAATATTTGAGGCTGTTAATTTCTTTCGTGCGGCCTCCATCATTTGAGAGTTCCAATTTCTTTCTTTTGCTCTTTTTTCTCTGTATTTGATATATGCTTTTGCTACATCTTTTCTTTTGGTCGACATTAATCCAAACTCCACTAAATCTTGAATTTCTTCAATTAATAAAGGTTCTTGAACATCTTCACAATAGCCCTATATATAGTTAGCTATATTCTCTGCTTTTGTTTCTGCGTAAGGTGTTATTATACCATCAACCGCCTTAAAAGCTTTTAGAATTGCTTTGTGAATTTTGTCTGTGTCAAATGGAGCTTGTCGACCATCTCGTTTAATTACATAAATCATAATATTTCCTCCTAATTATATAAAATAGTTTTAGGCTTACTCTATTATTAAAAAATAGACTAATTAGATTAATTATTTTTAGCCTGAATAAATTCTTTTACTTGTGGTCTATTAAGTAATCCATAAAAATCATCCCTATCCGAATTATTATCAAAAATTTCATATTCAAATGGAATGTATTTGAAATCCCTTTCATCTGCAAGAAATCTTCTGCAAATTTCTTGACAATTTGGATTTTTTTCTCTATTAAGAGCTCTTATTAATCTTGTCTTTGGAGAAGCTTCAATTTTAACTGGCAATACGTCAATTTTATCTTTAAATGCAAGTTTAATATTATTAATTCCCATAATATTAAATACTCCTACATTTATGTCTTCTGTGCGGACATCCATTGAAGGAGTGCCATAATACCAGTTGTTAAAAACTGTATATTCTAAAAGTCGGTTTTGAGAAATTAAGTCTTTAAAAAAATTCTCATCAATGAAACAATAATCTGTTCCATCAATTTCATTTTTTCTGCGGGGGCGGGTGGTGTATGACACCAGCCCGTTTAACCCTAACTCTTTTACTAACCACTTTTGTATTGTATCCTTGCCTGTTCCAGATTCTCCAAATAATGCTATTAACTTTGCCTTATCTGCCATCATTATCTGTCCTTTCTTGTATTCTTTCGTGCTCAAGCAATATATCTCCATACTCATCTACTTTAGTTATTTTATATAATTGATGAGTAGTAGTAGCTTTATAAGTTTTTGCTACAAAAGAATCTTCTCTTCTATATCCTGTGATAAGCACTTTTGTTCCACGAGAGAACCAACCTTTTTCAAGGACTTTTTTAGTTCCATCACTTTGAACTTGAGAGATTTGTCTATTGAACATAGCATAATATTCTTTTGTAAACTTTACTGTAACAACCCCCGTTGTAGTAAGAATAGATATTTGAGCTTTTGTATTATCCTTACTAATAATAGTTCCTGCAATTTTATATAACTTATAAATAGGAATATTTTTTCCATTTCTTTTTATAAAGTAATCAATTTCACTTTCATATTGTAAAGAATTAAAATCAACTATTCCATATTTACGAGTATTAACTTCTGCAAGTTCATGCGCGCTGTGATAAAAACACAAACTTTCCATTTCCCACGCAGATATATTTCCATCTGCATATTTTTCCCACGCTTGCTTAAACAAAAGACTATTATAGGCATCCAACATTTCTTGTTGGTTATCTTTTAACCAGGTTCTTGCTGTATCCATTTCTTTTTGATAAATTTTATCCCATTTTGTTTGAAGAATACATTCAATTCCACTGATAACATCAATGTCATCTTCTTCTCCAAACTCTTTATAAATTCTATAAAGAAAATCATCATTCAATAGATAATATTTGCTACATTTTTTAGTTTTTAAAATTTGATTAAATGAAAAAATAATTCTTTGTCTATCTAACTCTGCAGGAACTAATCCACTATTTAATAAGCCATTAAAATTTTGTAGATTAAGTTTCTTTTTCATATTACAAGTTATTGATAAATAATATGCCATAATTGCTTTACGAGGAGCCTTTGGACAAATTTGACTTGCCCATTCGCTATCTATATTATCAAAAGCTCCAGATTTTATTAAAGAAATCATTTGAGTTTTATTTAAAGGACATCTTCTCATAAAATCAATAATACCTGTATAAGGTCTATTTTGAATGATTTGTGAAATAACATTATCACCAATTTTATTAACACCTTTTAAACCAAATAAAATTTGATTATTTTCTTCATCAGGTTCAAAACTAAATCCAGATTGATTAATGTCAATTAATGAAACAGATATTCCTCTTGAAGTAATTGCTCCTATTGCTTTTGCTAACTTTGTATAGTCTGTTGTTTTTATTTTCTTTTTTCCTTCTCTATTTGGCAAATCTTCATAAGTATAATTATCTGAATCTTCTTCTTCATAAATATTAACAATTTCAGTTTCTTGCTCTTCCAAAGAACCGCTATTTACAATTAAACAAGCTGTATTCCAATAAATTGGATTCCAAGTTGTTGCAAGATATAAAGTTTGGAAACCAATAAAAGAATAAGCTAATGCGTGAATAATACTGAATGAGTACCCCATCTGAGGACCCACACCATATTTCCATATATATAATCCTAAATTAGGACTCTTTGCTTTTTCTAAAATTTGTTTATGAAGTTCAGGAATTTTTGCCATTTGCTTTTTACCAACAATCTTTCTTGCGGCATTAGCTTCTTTTAATGAAAATGCACAAATATTTTCATCCATTAACATTTTCATTAATTGTTCCTGTGAAGGGGGGACACCAAAAGAAGATTTAAAATAAGGTTCAATCGTCTTTTGTTCTTCTTTTGTTAAACCTGCGTTATCCATTTCTTGATACCATAGATTAAGATTATTTTTATATCTAATATATTTATCCATAGGAGTTTCTTCTCCTTTTTCTGACGTCATAAGTCGCATCAATCCATTGGCATCCGCAAGCTCTAAAATATTCTTTGGTTTAATTTTTTTCGCTGCTTGAGAACCTACATCAGATTCAAATTGAAAGACATTTAAAACTTCATTATTTGCTAATGCTTTCCAACATTTTTCGTCATCAACTGGAATAATTTCTGGATGTAGATATTTATCATATACTTCTCTCAAAGTTAATGATTTATCTATTTTTCCATACTTTTGAAGTAAACGGATAGTTTCAACAATTTTATCTTGAACTTCTGTTACAAGAAAGTCATATTTTGTCATTCCGCACGCTTCACATTTATGTAAGTCCCATTGTGTTATAATTTCACCTTTTGGAGTTTTCATAAAACAACCAAACTCATATGGGTCTTCATCAAATAAAATAACACCACTTGCGTGACTACTTCTTTTATTAACAAGTCCTTCAATAGACATTGCTATATCCAATAGCCCTGGATATTGATTAATCTCATTTAAAAATAATGTTATAGGTTTTCTATCTTTTTCTTTATTTCCATTTACAACATCATTAAGTGGCCATAAAAATCCTCTTTCACTTGGGATTAAAGATGTTAAAAACTGTGCGACATCAACACTGACTCCATCTGGATATTCTTCTGAACGATATCCTCTGCAAGCTGTTAATATAGCAGATTTAGTAGCTTCAGTACCAAAAGTTGCAATTAATGTGCAACCAAGATTTTTTTTGCTTACTATATCAATATCTTTATTAAAATTCTTTCCCCTTTCTTCTTTTATCTTTTGAAGAATAAGAGGGCGCTTACTTGGACATAAATCAATATCAATATCGCCAAGCTCAATTCTTTCTTTATTTAAATCGTGTTATCCACCATTTCTGATGGCACAGACTATATCTTATTCTTTAAATATTTTCTATTAAATAACTGTAGTAGAATCCATTTCCTTTTTCTGATCTTGCATTTTTTAATCCAGCTCGTGCACTTTCAACACTTTTTGTTCGTGGTATATTATTTTCAATAAACCATTCTGCGCAATCTTTAACTGAATCAAATTCTTTTTCAAAATCAGCTTTTGAAATTTTAATTCTTTGTCCAGTGGCTTGTCTAAAAGTAAATCTTGGAATGTTATTTTGATTTAATATATCATCAACTGTTGAATGATCTATCCCAAAATTTAAAGCTGTTTTTCTGGCACTTTTTGTTTTATAATAATCTTCTATAATTTCTTTATTTGGAAGAATTTTATGATATTGCTGACCTCCAAATGTTTCATTATATCCTTTTACAAAACTATTATAATAATCAATCCAATAAATTTCTGCTTTATCTAATTGCTCAAATGTCTCTATATTATCTTGCAATACTTCAAATGTAAAATTTTCAACTCCATATTTTCTAATTGCTTTATATAAAGTTTTATTTTGATCATTCGGATGAGAACCAAAAGCATGTGCTTGATGTTCTTTCCACCTTTCTTCAGCAGTTTTTATTGTTTGACCAATATAACTTTTATTATTTATTGTATTAGTTATTTTATAGATTAACATATCAATTAATCTCCTTTCATATTTCTTCTTTCATTTATATATGAAAATTTGATTAATTGAATTCTACCACTTTGACCAAAACGGTAGAAAATATTTAAAGATTTTCGCACTTCAGACGGTAGCTCATCCTCCGCCTTACTCCTTTCGGATAGTCGTTACACCTTATAATATAATATAGGTCTAAGTCACATCAAGGTTCTTATGTCGGTCCTCTCTATCATTAAGCAACTACCCTTATCTTTGTTGCACTTTATTTTTTTATTCGAGTAACCTATATTTTATTATCTTGGCACTGGATTACCTTCAACTTTACTTGCTAAGGCTTCCCGGTTAGCATAAAGATTAATGAGTCATTTCCTACTCAAACTATTTGTTCTTTACACACCTCTGAGCATCAGAGTTCACGAAATTTTTTATACTATACTTCACAGTATAGGGAGACTATTTCTTAAAGTTCTAATCTCCAGAATGGCAAATCTCTTTTTATTGGGTCAAGCTGTGTAACGCCTAAAAGATAATGATTTAAACCAGAGCAGGAAGAACCTCTTCCCGCACCAACTGTGCTTCCACACTCCCAGAACATATCAACATAATGTTGAAGAACAATAGGATATCTAAACATATTAGTTCCAAGTTTTTCACTAATTGTTTTCTTTATATCTGCTTCTTCTTCAAGTCGTTGCATATATTTATCATTATCTATATTCATTTGCTTTAATTTACTTAAACAAGCATTTATCCAATATCTTTCATATTTATCATCGGATATTTTCATATTGTACAAAGTTGGGAAGTCTTTTAAACTTCTATCTTCATATTTTACATAATCTTTTACTTCAACTTTTGGAATAGTTTGATTATGTCTTAAACTATAATTTTCAATTTTATTATAAATTTCTTCGGATGCCGCAACTAATGCATCATAGTTTAACTCAGAAGGAATAAGATTTGCTTTTATTTCTTCTTCACTTTGAAGATAAGCATATTCATAAAAAGCATCAACTTCTCGTTCTCCGCCTTTTGAATTAAGATATGATTTATGAACATATCTGTCTTTTTTTGTAAGATAATGCGCATCTGTTCCTATTACCATTTTACAATTAAATGCGTGTGCTATTGACATTAATCTTTTATTCGCGGCAATTTGTTCACTTGAACGTCCAGGGGCACATTCAATATAGAAATCATCACCAAAAATTTCTTTGCACCATTTTACAAAATTAATAATAGAAATTTTAATTTCTCTTATTTCATCTTCTAAACCGTGCTTTTCTGCTTTGATTAAATTTAAAATATGTGAAGATAATTCCCCACCAAGACAAGCTGTTGTACCTATTAAACTATTAGGATATTTTGCCAAAATATTTTCAAGCTCTAAATAAGTTGTTGGAACTCTTTCGATACCTCTATCCCAATAGCTATTCATCCAAGAATAAGATGAAAGCTCTCTAAGAGCTTTATAACCCATTTTATTTTTTGCAATGAGAATAAAGTGATAATATTTTTGTCCTTTACTTCTATTCTCTGTTAAATAAATTTCATTTCCAAGAGCAACCTTAAAATCAGGATATTCTTTATTTATTTCTTCTGCATAGAAGTTTGCTTCTGGATGTCCGCATAAACATTCGTGATCAGTGATTGTAATACCACTTAAACCAAGTTCTACTGCTCTATTGATTAATTTTGGAATCTTATTTATGCTATCCAATAAGCGAAGATTTGAATATTCACTATGAGTATGAACTTCAAAACGACTCAAATTATCATCTCCTTTTTTATCTTTACATTATATTATACCATAATTTTTTTTATTTGTCAAATTTAATTTAAGTAATATTTTGGTATCTCTTTTTCCGCTGCTGCTAATAATCCCGCCCATATTATTCCATGTTGCATAGCTTGAAAACATAATTCAGATTTTTCATCATCAAAAAATGTTGTAGCTTTAAATGCGTCCTCTAAACTATTTGATTGAACATAATTCATAATGAATCTTTGAAATTCTTCTAAACATATATAAGTTTTTATCATTTAAACTCCCTCACCAATACTAATTTCTCACTTGCTCTTGTGCAAGCTGTATATAACCATTGTGCGTGCTCATTTTTTTTAAAAGGAAAAGATTCTTCAACTACAACCACTTTATCCCATTCTGAACCTTGAGCTTTATGAACAGTAATAGCATACGCGTAAGCAAATTCTTTTGGAACTATTTCTCCATATCTTGGTCTTAATCTACCAAGTTGATATGATAATCGCCAATCGCAACATTTATCACCAGTCATTAACATTTTATAATCTATTTCTGTCATTCTATAATAATCTTCTGCTTCTGGAATAATAAGATCGCCCACAAGTACATCAAAATATGGAACAGGGCTTTGTATAAAACGAGGAATATATCTTTCTGTTTTGAAACTATTATTTAATATTCCTATTGTCCCATTAATAAGTGAATCTCCGCCTATGTCACTGATATCTTCCCAATAATTTCTCAAACAAATAAGTTTATCTCCATCTTGCGGCGGCCCTTCAAAACCCAATAGACTTCTCATTTTTGCATTTATCATTTGTCTTTTAGCATTGGTTGCAGTAAGTACTTGGTCTCCCCATTGAAGCACACCAGTAGTAAGTTGAGTACTTGGAAGAATTTTTACTTCATTTCCATTAAAAGATTCAATGTTTTCTCCTTCTCTTATCTTCATTGTTAATCTAATAATTTCAGATTCTTGCGCTTGTCGCATAATTTCATCTAAAAAAACATGAGGTTTATTAAGAAGTTGATTATCTTCATCTTTATCTATTGGAGGAAGCTGAAAAGGGTCACCAAGACAAATTACATATACTTGATGTGAAAATAGTAAATCCATTAATGTTTTTGGCGCCATACTCACTTCATCTACAACTACAATATCATATCCAAGACATTCTTTAGGCTTTCTAAAGAAGCCTCCCGCAGGCTTTGGGAAGTGGTCATAAAGTAATTTATGAAGAGTGCAAACATTTTTATTTCCTTTTTTTCTTAAAATTTCTGCGGCTTTGCCTGTAAAAGCAGAATAGCAAACTCTACTTTCTTCAACGTCAAGAGCTTCAATAATAAATCTTACAAGTGTTGACTTACCTGATCCTGCATAACCACTAATAACCGTATATTTTTCATTATCTCTATGTCTTTGTACTGCAATTTTTAATCCTTCTTCTTGCTTTTTAGTTAATATCATTTTTTCTCTTCCTTTCATATTCTTATTTATATTATAACAAATTTTTATAAAAAAATCAAGATTGGAAAATGCAAATCAAAAAATTCTAAATGCACTTTCCAATCTGAAGCTCGGTTGTTCTCGCTCCAAGCAGCCAAAGAAATCTTTTATTTAATTAAAAAGATTCAAAAGAATATTTCTGAAATGTTGCGTATTCAGGTGAATCTATAATTTCCCAGTCTTGAACAATAAGTTGTGGATAAGAATTGCCATTCCATTTATTTACAGCACATTTGCATATAGCGTTCATTTCAATATAAGGATGTTTATTTAATATTTCCGAAAAATTTGTAAGTTCTTCTTCTGTAATGTTAAATTTTATAATAGATATATTATAAGGAAGAGTAATTTTAAATGTATTGCTTTTCATAAGAGCAATATTTTGATTCGTCATTTTAAAATTAATATTTACATATGCTCTATCTATATCCTGCCCCCAATAATCATTCATATTACCAATATCAAGAATAAGTTGAGTATTATCAATATTCTCAAAAAGCTCATAATCTACTCTATATATTGGTTCAGTTGAAATATTTTCTAATATTTTATCAGTTTCAGTAATAAAAATAGGAATTTGCTCTTCTGGAATCCCACAACCCATTGCATTGTCGTGTCCTTGTGCATAGGCAACTGCACCAGATTTTTTAAGAACGTCTTTAAAACTATCTATCCCTGTTTTTGTATATCCTCTTCCGCTACCTTCGTATATTCTTTTTTCTGGAGAGTATGATAAAACTAAGCAAGGACGTTGGTATTTTGCCATCATTTTATTTGCAACTAATCCACGAATATTTGGTTCTATTTCATTTTCTTTTAATAAGAATAATAGAATTTTATGTTGTAATAGACAATTTTCTTTTATTTTTGCTTCTAATAAAGCCATTCCAGCATCTTCAGCTCTTGTTTGTCTATTTTTAACATTTGTTGCAGTGCGTAAAGCCTGTGCTAAAATAGTTTCTTGTTCTCCTTCTTTATGTCCTCTTTTATTTGATAATATCTTTATAAAAGCATAATTATCAAGCATAGATTTAAAAAGTAATTCTTTCTCTGCTTGAGTCCCACTTCTTGTTAAAGCATTAACAAAAGGAACAATAAAAAATGCAGCACCCATAGAAGTACAAGCCATAGATTCATCTGCTGAAATATAATCTGATTTACTTAAAGGAAACTCATTTTTTTCTATCATTCCTTCTATAAAAGGATTTTTAATATTATTTATTTTAAATCCTTTTGTGATAAGATATCTTGTTTCAAAAGATCGAAGACTCATCATATCTCCACAAAGACCAAGAGCAACTAAATCTAAATAATCATTAGCATAATTTGTTTTTAATTTATTGTCAATAAATCTACAAAATTGCCAAACCACACCAACACCGCTTAATTCTTTATTAGGATATTCTGATAATTGATTATTAATAATTACTGCATCCTAACTAATCTTATCTGCTAAGTGGTGGTCTAATACAATAGTGTTTCCTCCATATGCTTTAATGCGGGCATGCTCATTATAGTCATTACTTGCAGAGTCTGGACATAATACAAGTTTATATTTATTTGTTTCAATTTCATCTATACAATCAGCTAATCCGTGCTGTTTCCCTTGATGCATTTTCCAAGTTAAACAAGAATTAACCCAAGTAGGAAATATTTTACTTAAATAATTTATAAGCAATGCCGCAGAAGTCATACCATCACAATCGCTATCAACTATAAGGATTGCTTTCTATTGATTTTTAATACAATTTATTAAATATTTTAAAGCTGTTTCTAATTGAAGCAAGCCGAAACTTTCATAATTACAAATGTCTCCTTCGCAAAGATGTAAATAATGAAATAAATCAGAAGGTTTTATTCCTCTATTTACAAGTATTTGTTCTATTGGAGAAAATTGAAATATTGGTTTATTAATTAATTCATATTTCATTCAATTCTAACCCTCTCTTTAAATAATGTTAAAAATTTTTCCTTACCTTCATCTATTGGGCTTGATTTATAAGATAATAAATTATGTAAATCAAACATATAACTTATATTTACATAGTGTCCATATTTATTATATATTGTTTTTAATTTTGCTGTCCATTTTTTCCATTCTTCATCTCCAATTTCTTGGAACTGTTTATCAAGAGCAATAACAATTTCTTTAACACCTAATGAGAGTAATAATTTAACTTGGTAATTAATTAAATTGCTTCCGCAACAGGCGACACTAATATCATTGTCTTTCCCAAAATAAGACGCATATTTTAAACAAGATTTTTCTCCTTCAAAAACTATTGCTATTTTCATTCTTTTTATAGCATCTTTACTAAAATTTATATTATAAAGATTAAACCCAAGCGGATGATTAAATTGTTTGCCATTTAATATAGCAGGTTTATATTTTCCATAAACTTCTTCTTCTTTAATTAAAGTTCTTTCCCTTATTCCTATTAAATTATTATTTATATCATAATGTGGAATAACTATTCCCATATTTAAAGGGTCATAACAAATTCCACGAGCTTTTAAAATTTCAAGAGTTATATCTTCTTTTTCCCACGGTAAGATACGAGGGCAAGGAAGATATTTTAATATAGTATTATCATATACTTTAAGCTCAACTTGTTGCGGTTTTGATTTTTCTTTCCCTCTTTTAAAAGCATTGATAAACTTCCAATCTTCTAAGTCTTCTTGGCAATCTTCAAATTCAAAGTTATCAGTAGAATAACCAAAATATTTTGCTACAAAAACAATAGCTTGTGGAAGAGAATAATTTACTCTTCCACTGGCTTTTCCAACTTTTAAAACAAGTTCATAGATATCAAAAGATGCATCTCCACACTCTGTATAACAATGAAATAAATGTGTGTTAGCATAATAATATAATTTATGACTATTTCCTCCGTGACAAATTGTGCGGGCAGTAAATGAATCAATATTCATATGAGGTTCTCCGCCCAATTCCGCGACCAAATCAAATACTTCTTCTATTGATAAATTTTCTTTTAATGAATTTTTATCATATTTATATTTTTTCATTATATTCAGTACCTCCTCCAGGAATCCATCCATCTGGACAATATTCTCCATATCCTAAAGGATGATATTTTTCTGGAGCCATTGTTGAGCAAGGATGCTCTTCTGGGGGGAGCTTTATGCCAAGCATATCACAATATTCATTTTTTATATGATAACAAGGACACTCTTTACAACATTTAATTTCTTCCATAATATCCTCCTTAAAAAGCAGACGCTTCAATTCTTGGGGTTACTGTTATTTTTAAATCTTCAATATTAATTAATTCATAGTTGTATGTGGTTGCGAATATAGGCTCAATTCTACAAATTCCTCTATTAGCTTTACACCATAAAAGAATATCTTTATATCTGCCGCCACGATTTTTATAAATAGATATTTTAATTGTTGGCATTTCAATTCCCATTGAACTTACTATTGTTTTTAATGAATCAAAATCATCTTGATTTGCTTGTAACATAATCATACCACAATCAATTTTCCTTGCTACCTTTACTTTCATAAAGGAGTAGACTATATCTTTACCATATATTTTTTCTAAAATACTTAGGTATCCCGCACTTCCATCTTTTAGATGTACTCCGCGCCACCGGATAGTCGTTGAACTTTATTCTATTCGAATCTTAGCTGCTGATTACCCAATCTTTCTAATTTTTTAACATTCACACCTGATTTTGTTTCATATCTATGTTGTAGTTTAGAAAGCTCTAAGGGTTTTCCAGCAATTCACGGGATCATAATCACTTAATGTTTTCATTAAGGACGACTGTTTCCAAAGTTTTAAAAATGTTATATTTTCTATCTAAATGTGTATTTACACTATTATAAAGCTATTTCATAATTAAATAAGGTTTATTGATTCCACCACATCGAATAAAATAATTATTAGAATCATTTTTTTTTCTTTTTTCTAAATGTGATGATATATTTAATATTGAATTAATCCATTCCAATATTTCTTTTGTTCCTTCTATTGATATTCCGAAACTTTTTTGTTTTGTTTCAAAAATGGAACCATCTCCATCAAAATATCCTAAAATAAAAGGCAAGTAAAATTTTGACTCAATTTTTGGAGGCTAAAGAATTAAACTCTTTTTAGGAACAACGCCTACATTACTTAAATCTTTAGATAATTTTTTGCTATTTAATACAATTTTACACATAGGAGTATTATTTGAGAACCCTTGATTTTGTATAAAAGTTTTTACCTATGCGTTTGTATTCATAAAATTTTGAAATTTATATAAATGCTATATATCTTTTTGATGTATATTAATTATTATTGAAGCATTTTCTGCTCTTGAATAATTACATCCATCTGCCGCCAAAAAACCTAACCAATATGCTTTTTCAGCAGAATCTATTTTCTAAAATTTATTGTAGTCTCCAAAATACTTTCTATTGGTATGATTTAATTCAATGTTATTTTCTTTTAAAACCCTACTTATTACTGTTTTAGAAACATTATATTTAATTCCTAACTATCTTGTTGAAATATTATTAATTACATAATCATTAATAATATTATCTATTTGCTATTGTGTAAAAATAATTTTTTTCATAATTGAACTCCTTTAAATTAGATTCTGGAATTATTCCACTATCTATAATAAAAAAATTCAATATAACATTAATTAACTTTGTCCAATCAGCGATTGCTTTTGCCCCTCTCAATAAGTTTTGGTCATATTGTTGAGCAGAGATATAATCTGCATTAAGCTGAGTTGCAGACATTATAAATACTCCATATTGATTACATAAGTCTTTTAATCTTACACTAATCATAAATAGAATATTATCTTCTCTTAATCCTTTTACTCCAGCTTTTGAACTTATTTCACTTAAGATTTTCATACTTGAATGAATATAATCCATAAAGATATATCGTACACCTTCTTGACGAATACCAAATTTAATTGTGTTTTCTATATCTTGTAATGAAAAATCTGGAAGAATTTTTATATAGAGAGGACTTCTTTCTATAATTTCTGCGGCCTTGACAACTCGTTCCCATTCCCCTTCTGCATAATCACTTTTCATAATATGTTCTTCGTCAACTCCAGATATGAAAGCAATCATCATAGGTTGAATTTCTTCTTTTGTTTGTTCTGTTGTGATAAATTGAGTTGGTTCACGAGTGCCATTTGGTTCCCATTCACCTTTTTCTATATTATAAATTTGATTACAAGCAATAGAGCAAGCATCCGCAATCATTGAACGAGTTTTTCCTACACCTGTTGCGGCGGAGCGTAGATAAAATTTCTTTAATCTTGCTCCTCTATGAATACCATTAACAAGTTTACCAAATAAAGGATAACCAATTTCAGGTTTTTCTTTTAATCTTTCAAGAAGAGCCATTGCTCCATTTCCTGCTTGAATCAACCCTTCTTCTGCATTGTCAACATATTTAGATTTTATATCATCAATTTTATCATTAATTACATTAGCTATATCCATAATAGATGTATTATCAAACCAAGCTTCTTGAGCCTCTTTCTTTTTTACATCTAACACATTATCAGGGTCATATAGCCAAGATAAATCTATCCCAACATTTTTATTATACATTCTTAGAAGTGTCATCTTTTTCATTCGATTATAGTAGTAATCAAAAGCCGCAAGTTGACACATTTCTTTTAAACTTTCAAGATATTCTGAACCTTTATTAAGTTTATAAACAGAATATTTTTTTGGTCTTTGCTCAAGATATTGTTCTATATCCTCTACTGAGATTTCTTTTGCACCAAGTTTATGAAGATTATAGATAGAACCAAACAATATTTTATGAAATTCTTGCGGAAAATCTTCTTCGTGAAATTTATATTTTTCTTCTAAATCTAAAAGATTTGGATTTATAAATACATCTCCTATAACTTGCATACAGCTTTGAACATCATAATATTTTGAGTTCATTCTTCGTCGTCCTCCTCTAACCATAAATGCGGTGATGGCACAAAAGTTCTTGGAGACTCAATCATGATTTCTCTTATAGGAGATTTTATATATTGAGAAACATCCTTTGATGCATTTATCTTTTGTGCTTTATATAGAGCATAATAATATTCTAAGGCTTGATTATATATGTATGGAATAATGCCTATACTTCCATTTCCTTTTGATATATCGTGTCCTTCTTTTTCATAATACCATTTTAAAGTTTTTAACATTCCACTATAACTATAATTATTTTCTTTTACATATCTTTCTGCAAGTTTTTTTGTAAGAATATGATTATAATCTTCTTTAAAAAGATTTCTTACATATTCAAAAAATGCTTCCATATCTCTTTCTTCTTTTGACATTTCTGATTGATGTTTTTCCCAACAAGAAAGATGTGCATATCTTCTTGCAGATACTTGTTTTGTAGGAATGTTTAGGTCATTGCGGTTAAAACGCTCGCCGCAATATAAGCATTTTACATAAGCAGCTTTCATACCTATTCCTCCATTTTTTTCTTATATAATCTATTATAACATAAAAAAAGAAAAAAGTCAAAGAAAAAATTCTTTGACCTTCTTCCTCAAATTATGTTTAATATTCAAACTCAGGTGATGTATATTATGTAGATTTCGGACTTAACTCGGCCAGAGTTTTTAAATCATCAAAAATAAGAGAAAGTGCTTCAACTTGTTCTCTTGAGCATTGGCTCATTTTTTGACCTCTACCTAAATACTTATCCGTTATTTGAATAATGCGGGGCTGGTAGAAGTTTTCAAATACATCACTTGAGTTACTTGCAATTAAATTATTGATGATATCTGCACAGCCTTTTGACAATTCATCAAAATCAAGTTCACTGGCAGTATCAACATAAGCATTACTACGAGTATCTGTAAAATACTCTTCTCCATCTTCTTTTGCTTGTTTATCTATTGCAACAGAGATGGCTTCAACCAGATTTTTATAAGTAAAATCTATGTAATCTGGAGTATATTTAAATCGAGAACCCGCCTCATAACGAGGAGTTCCTCTCATAAATAACTTTGTAGAAATATCCCCATCAGCATTGGAAACTGCTCTTGAGTAGCCAACAATATCACACATTCTTGCACAAACATTATTTGCTCTCTTATCAAGGGTGGGAACAATTTTATTAAATTGCTTGCCAGATTCATCAGTAAATGTTTTATCAGTTTCGTGAGAAATTATAACAAGACCATAATCCATTTGAACTATTGAACGAAGAGCTCTATCAAACTCTTTCTCAACTAATCCATAACCTTTACCATATGGAATATCACTTACACTGTCAACACCTGTGGTGCCATCTGCAAGCACTGTATTATCACATATATATTTTGAACAATAATCATATGCAATATCCGCAGTATCAACAATAATTGTTTCATACATTTCTTTTGCACGAGGGTCTTTTAACTGACGTAGAACTTTTTTAAACTACGCCCAAGTATTAATTGGCTGAGGTTTTACACCTGCCAAAGCATTATAACCTTTTTCAAATGCAAGTAAAAGAGCGTTAGGAAATTTTGATGCTATTGTTGTTTTACCTGTTTTCCATCCGCCATAAAAGAATACTGAGTATCCTCTTAAATCTCTACTTACTTGGTGTGGTTGTATATTAAAAATATCTATATCTGCCATATTATTTACTCCTTTCATCTTTTAACAGAAGAGGGGAAACCCTCTTCAAATTAAAAGTTAAAATCTCCATCAAGAATTGCGTTGTTCTTTGGAGCTGCCTTCTTTGAAGGTGTTGTTGGAGCTGCTGCAATGGCGTTACTCTTTTCATCAAATCTCTTCTGTACTTCAGCGAGAACTGTCTGTCTTGCCTGAGACATTTCTTTTACATCTTCAGCAGTAAGGACTTCTTCATCACCAAAGTCATATACAACTTTTGCTGTACCGGTAATGACATATTCACGAACTTTTTTATCATAAGTCTGCACTGCTGCTTCACCAAATGCTGACTCTTCTGTCTTTACAATTTTTGTGATTGAGCAATTAATTCTGCCCCAAACTTTTGTAAAGATAGGATTTGCAGGAGAAGCTTCAAAATCTTCAAAATATTTAATACCTGCTTCATTCTTTACTACAAATGTTGCTGGAATAATCTTAGGACCAAATCCAAAAACACAACCTGAAACATTTGCATAATCAGCATCAATATTCTTTTCAGGGTCTGCCTCAATACGAGTTACTTTTGTAATGAGCATATCTGTTGTAAACTTATGTTTTTCATCTTCATCCTCAGTGAAAACATTTACAAATTCACAGAAACCATTCTCATTTCTGAGAGCTGCAACCTTTGAACCGTCTGATGCAATAAAGTCATTAACTCCAAGAGATACTCCTGAACATTTAACCTTAAGTGCATTATCCTTTCCGCCAGTCATAACTGTCTTTTTTTCTGCGTTATCTATAATAGTCTTCAAGACATCATAAGTCTTGTTAGCCTTACCAGATGCATAAGTAGGTGTAACATAACTATAATGAACTGTTACAATATTAAGGCAATCTTCATCTGTTGCAATTTCAAGATTACCTGCAATATAAGTTGTACCAGGATGCTTTGAGTTCTCACCAGTTACTCTAACTGAAAGCTGGTCAAAGCCGCTACCTGTGCCATAAACATATCCTTCAATTTTCAATGAATTAATAAATTTTGCATTTTTCTTCATAAAATATTTTCTCCTTTAGTTCAACTTATTTTTTTCTCATTTTTTATCTTATATATTTATTATAACAAAAATTTTTCAATTTTTCAATGATAAGTTCCGTCCAAGGTCAGTTAGAGAATACTTTATAGGATTATTGCCTTCTTTATCAACATATCCATCTCCAAAAAGTTTGCGCATTGAACCAGAAACAGAACGACCAGAAACAAAGAGAGCTTCTGCAATTTCTTTTGAAGTGAAAATATTATTCATAGCCTTTTCATTTTCCTGCATAAAAATCAAAATTTTCTGACCATTTTCTGTTACTTTCTTACCAGTTTCTTCTCCATCAAGAAGGACTTTCCAGTAACGTCTAACCTGTTCTCCGTGAACTGTTTTAGTAATATCTTTATCAAACTCTTCAATTATTCTACCTACATAATCTAAAAATGATTCTCTGTCCGTCATAATATAATCTCCTTTTTTCTTTATTATAATTATATTATAACAAATTTTTTATTATTTTTCAAATAAATTATTATTCTTGTTCATCATCAAAAATAAATTCTTTTGCGTAGGGAAGTGTTCTTGCCCAATTAATAAATGATACACGCCATTCTGAGAGCTTGTGATTGCGGCGTTGACCTTTAGAACAAATTGCTCTAATTGTTTCATAATTAACAGTCCAAGTTCTTTTTTGTAACCAGCTTTCAGGAAGCCATCTAATAAGTTCTTTCCAATAACGAACATCTTTTGTTTCATTATATTGCTGTCTTAAAAATTCAAGTTGTTCAATTATGACTTCAGATAACATTCCTGTTGTATTTCCTTGAAAATACTCTAAATCTTCTTCAAAATCATCCGTTTCAAAACAATCAAGAGTAATTGGAGTAGAGGCTAATTTGTGCATTGTTGATGTACTATTAGCAACTGTTGCAACCTTATAGGTATCCATTTCTTTCCCGTCTAAGGATACGGTAGACGCTGACTATTTTTTACTTACTAAATAGTAAGGAGACCTTTTCGGTTTTCATAAGCTTCGTTTCCTAAAACTTAAATGCGTATCAATAGCATTCCTACTCTCCTGCCCGGAAGGCTTAGGAGATAGTCGATACAGGTAATATGTCACTTATTTTTTCATCATATTTAATTTCAATTAATTTAATATTATGCTATTTACAATAATCACGTTTCATTTGGTCATGCTTTTGTAAAATTTCAAAACCATCACTCCAAGAACCCTATGATTTTTTATAATGTTGCTATCCATTATATTCAATTAAATATTGAAGTTGTCCTTGATAAAAAACTGCGAAATCAAATCTTAATTTTCTTTTGTCTTGTAAATCAGGAAAAGTATATTGCTTTGCAAATTCTATGTTATTTTTAATTAAAAATTTTGTAATTTCTTGCTATCCTTTTGAATTTATGCAACCACAACTTTGAACTGAACCATCTCGTAAATGACTTCCTCTTGTGGTGAATATATTTCCACAATATTTACACTAACATTCCCATAATGCAATTTGTTGATTATCAGAACCATTTCTACGTAAAACTTTTATTCCATTATTTTCAAAATCTATCATATCAATGACATTTTTGGTTTCTTTTATTTTACAACCACAACTTTTTGTATGATTTGATTTTAAATTTCTTGTATCAACAATAGTTGTTTTCCCACAATCACAAATGCATTTCCATTTTCCTCCTTTAATATATTCAATAGGAGTAAGATAATTAAATTTTTGATTTGTTAAATCTTGTCTCGGTTTAGATTTTCTTTCCATATATAATCATTCCTTTCTATTATATATAAAAGATGTATCTATAACTTTATAAGATTTTGACACATATTTTCCCACGAGATTTTACCCTCGTTAGCATTAATCTTTTATTAATACCCCGATGATGAATCGGAAAAGTCTTTCATTGGCAGAAATTTTACCAATAGAGTGGAGCTGTTATGTCAACACAAACGAATATTTGTCTTAAAAATTTACGATGTTCTGGACCTGCTTTTATCAGACGTTGAGCCAAATCTATATCTTTTTCACCTATAATGTAATTATCTCCATCCCATTTGCTATCACTATTATTCCAGCTTGCAAGAGGGTTCCTCATTCCTCTAATAGCTCCTTCAAAATTTCCTACATAAGTACTCTCAAATTTCATTTCCTTGTAACTCCTTTTTGTGTATTTAATCCATATATATTACTTTGATAAGACTAAATCCAAAATGCTTCTTTTTCATTAAGTTGTTCAGGCGGACACTCTTCTAATAATTCAAAAGTAAAGTTCCAAACTTTATATTTTTGCATATTATTATATAAGGCATTAGTTGCAGAAGCATCTATTCCAAGTCCACATTTGCAATGGGCTTTCCACCTATCATCTATATTTTTACTTTGCCCTATATATTGTTCACCTGTAATTGTATTAGTTATTTTATAAATACCACAAACTATTTTTTTACCAAGAACTCTATTACATAAATCAGTCATTTGTTTTTGAAAATATTGAGTCCATATAAGTTTACTTAATACAACAGGTTTATGGAAAGAAACTTTTAATTTTTCCAACATTTCAACATCCGCCAAATCTTCATCTGAAATAGTTAATTTATAGAAATTAATTTTTTCTTTTTTCTATCTTTCTCTTACTTCATTTTCTGTTGCGGCGGCTAATGTATTTTTTAATTTTTTTATATCCTCATTTAATTTATCCTTTTCTTTTAAACCAATGCCTAATTCAGTAATTACTATACTTTTTTTATCCTATAGTTCTTGTAACTATTTAGCTTCCTTTTCCGCAGAATTTTTATAAAACTATATTTCTTTTTCGATTTTCTATTGCTCTTGTTCTGCTTTCTATCTTTGTTTTTTCATATTTTTAGTAATCTACTCTACCTAATGAGAAGCGTCAATAATTTTTTCACTTAGGTTTTTTAAATATCTCTATTGCTATATATTTAATTTTATTGTTCGTTTTGAACAATAAATAATAGCGATAATGCCGCATATAACGGCTAATATTCCACATATAATTGCTGCTATCTACATAACTATCACCTTTTAAAAAATGGGGTTAGATAGTTTTCTAACCCCATTTTTGTTTTTATATTGTTTATTATTCTGCGTCTGGATCGAAAGCTCTTCCTTCAGCTGTAAGCTGAACAAATTTAACTGCCTTATGGAGTCCTGTTTCAGGGTCTTCAATTTCAGCAGGAACACGAACCATTAGAGGTACAACATTCTTATCTGCATCTCTATGACGCTGAAAAGCTGAAGTAATAATACCATTTACTGAACGAGGTGAAAGCCCCGTTGCCTAAGCAATGTCATTAGCGGTGAAATCTTCTCCGTCGTGTGCTACTACAAAATCATAAACCAATCTACTATTTTCTTTAAGTGCCATAATAATTTTTTCTCCTTTTAATTAAATATTTTTATAATTTAGATGAATGTTTAATTTTCTCACCTTTATATATATTATATCAAAAATTTTTTGAAAAGTCAAATTTTTTTGAGATTATTTTTTATTCATCTTTATCTTACAATATTATTATATCAAAAATTTTTTCATTTTTCAATATATGACTGAATAAAATCTGCCTCTGATATAATCGGAATACCTTTGCTTTTTGCAGTTTTATTCTTTGATGAATTGCTATTTATATCATTATTGATAAGAAGTGATGTTTTACTGGTTATTGAATCAGATACTTTACCACCATTTTTTATAATTAAATCTTTTAATTCATTTCTATTTTTAAATGTTGTTAGCTTACCAGTGATAACTACAACCTTATCTTTTAATTTTTTATTTGTAATTGATTCCTCTTTTGTAATTTTCTTTGTTTCTATTGAGAGGAATGGAACAATTGAGTCTGCTTCTGTAAAATCGAAAGACTTCAATGCAGAATTCATTTCTGGACCGAATCCCGCGAGCAATGCAAAACTGTATTCTTTGTTATCCACAGCTTTTCTAAAATCTTCATAAGTATCAAATGTTTCAGCTAAGATTTTTGCAACTGAAACTCCTATAAGAGGAATACCAAGAGAAGAGATAAAAGCTGCAAGAGTTGTTTTTTTGTGTTCTTCTATTGAATTAAGAATTTTGTTTACCGAAGCTATTCCAAATCCAGCTTTTTTTACCCATTCACTTTTATGTAGACAAAGAGTAAAAATATCTATTGGACTTTCTACCCATCCCCAATCAATAAGTTTATTTAAAGTTGCTTTTGAAATACCTTTTATGTCTAAACCTTTCTTCCCGCAGAAATGGTCTAAACGATTAATAAGTTTTCCTTCACAGCTTGGATTTTGACATATTGCATTGAGAATGCCATTATCACTTGGTGTTATTGAAACTTCTCCACCACATATTGGACATATTGAAATTTCATCAAGAGCTGTTATCCCGCCGTGCTTTAAAATTTCTTCATAAGTCATTTTAGGTCCAGCTTCAAGAACTTGTGGAATAATCATATTCATTTTTGCGACTCTTAAAGGCTCCCCAACGTAAGAGCAATCTCCAAGAATATCTCTCATTACACTAACATTATGAAGTGAAGCTCTTTCAACAATAGAGCCATCTATATCTATTGGCTCAAAAACTGCAACAGGAGTAAGTACACCAGTTCTACCCATTGTCCAATTAATATATTTCAAACGAGTTTCATACATTTCATCATAAAATTTAAATGCTATTGCATTTTTAAAATGATGGTCTGTTTTACCTTTTTTCTCACCAAATTCAATGTCATTAAACTTAAATACATATCCATCAATAGGATAATGTGAATATTTTTTTCTTAGGTCATCAAGGTCTTTTATTGTAAGTGGCGGTGATGTTCCCCAAATATTATTACAAAAAATATAGGGAACGACTGTAAAGCCTACCTCTTTTAAAAAGGTTAATCTTACAGTGAAAGTTACACTTTTAAGCCCTTCAATTAAATCCCAAGCGATAAACTCAAGATTTCTTTTTGAGCACTCTTCTGCGGAAAGGAGTCTTATACTACCTGCCGCAAAATTACGAGGATTTTTATATTCTTTTTGAAACTTCGCAAAGTTTGAAATGTTACAAATAATTTCTCCATCTACTACTACTTTTCTATCAGTAATAGATATTTTTTGAGGAATATTTTTTATTACACGAGCATTGTGTAAAATATTTTCCCCTTTTTTACCATTTCCTCTTGTTTCTGCTCTTGTTAAAACCCCATTTTCATATGTCAATGAACAGGTAAGCCCATCCATTTTAAACATCCCTACATATTCCTGTCCTTCCAGAAATGCTTCGATATCAAGTGGTTCTTTTGTTTTATCAAGTGATAGCATTAAGTGTTCGTGCTCAATAGGTTCAAGTTTTGAGACAGTTTGATAAAAGATATTTTGAGTAGGGGAATTAGGATAAACAATTCCTTTAATTCTTTCCCATTCTTTTACAGTAAAATACATATCGTCCCAAGCTTGGTCTGAGATAAGGGGCTCCCCCTTTTCATAAAAATCAGTATAATAATTTAAAAGGTCAATTAATTTTCTGATTTCATCTTGGGGGATAGCATCTATTGAAGAATAAAAGTCTTTAAAATGTGTTGGTACCATTCTTATAGACTCTTCTCTGCTAACAAAATCCATATCTATTTCCTCATTCCTTTTTATTTTGTATAATTTATTATAACAAAAATTTTTATAAAAAACAAACAGAGGCGTTTAAGCCTCTGTGTTATTTATTATATATTTACCATCTATATTAAGAATTTGAACTGCATTGCCATAATATTCAACCCAAGTATTGGGAGTATGATATTTTGATAAAAGTTCTTCTGCTTTTTTTAAACAATTCACCCCTATATTTATATTGCAATTTTCACAATGTAAATGCCAGGGGGTACGGCCCCATTCATCAAGATGAAAATGAACTTTTTCTTGACAAGTAGGACAATATAACATTTTTGACATTAAAACTTTACCCCCGATTGAATATTTGATTTTATCATTATATTACCAAAACTTGTTCTACTTAATAAAGGAAGTTCTGTGGCAGAAATGCATATAGAATTAGGTTTACCGATTAATAAAATATTATCAGTAGGCTTTATAATTGTAGCTATTGCAATCTCTCCATAAACCATTGTAGGTTTATAAATAACAATACCTTTTCCTGCTCTACCTTGGATAGTAAACTCTTTAATTGAAGTTTTCTTTCCATATCCTTTAGTTGAGATAATTCCAACTTCATCTGACTCAGAAGCAATTGGCAATCCTGCGATAAGTTCATCACCATCATCAAGTTTAATAGTTTTTACACCTGCCGCAATTCTTCCAACAGAATTAACAAGTTTAGACTCAAAACGAATTGCCATACCTTTTTTAGTGATAACAAGAATTTGTTCTTCATTTAAAAATTCAACATTTACTATTGAATCTCCTTCATTTATTTTGATTGCCGCAATTCCTGTTCCTCTTTTTACTTTTGTATATTCTTCAAGTAATGTTTTTTTCATTAAACCCTTTTTTGTAAAGAATACTACATATTTTGCAGTTAAGCTTCTTGCAAGAGATGTTATTGCAATGATTTCATCATCTGCGTCTATTTTTATAAGAGTATTAACATTAATACCTTTTGATGAATTTGTTCCAACAGGCACATCATCAACTATCATCTTAAACATTTTTCCTTTACGAGAAAAAAGTAAAAGATTATCAATAGTATTAGTTGATATGGTAGATAATATAGCATCATCTTTTGTTTTTACGCCTTTTCCATTTTTTCTTTGAACCTTAAAGTTACTTACAGGAACTCTTTTTATATCTCCAGTTTGAGAAAGAATAACTACTACATCTTCAGGAATAACTTCTTCAATGATTTTTTCTTCTGGCTTTATATCAATTTGAGTAAGTTCAGTTCTGCGGGCATCACCATATTTTTTAACAATAGTTGCAAGTCTATCTTTAATAGTGATTATTTGCTCTTCTCTGTTACTGATAATATTGTTCCATTTTTGAATGTTATTATTAAGTTCTGCTTTTTCATTATTGAGTTCTACTCCTTCGAGTTTTGCAAGACTTGCTAATCGCATGGCTAAGATAGCTTTTGCTTGGTTGTCGGTAAATTGATAAGTTTTGATAAGTAAAGCCTTTGCGACGGAAGCAGATTCAGATTTTTTAATAAGAGCTATAATGTCATCTATGTTTGCTATTGCTTTGAGAAGTCCTTCAACAATTTCCCTTCTTTCCAATGCCTTTTCCAAATCAAAATTAATTTCTTTTAATAAGCATTTAATATTATAATCAATGTAAATTTTTATGCAATCTTTTAAATTAAGTTCTGTTGGAACTTTATCAACAAGAGCAACTTGATTATAACTAAAAGAACTTTGAAGATTTGTTTTTGCAAACAATTTATTAATAATGTTTGCAGGATTAACTCCTCTATCACATTCTACAACAATTCTTATTCCTTTTTTATTAGATTCATCTCGAATATCATTAATACCTTCTATTTCTTTTGAATCTGCAATTTCACCAATTTCTGTCATAAGATTCTCGATAGTTGTGCCATATGGAATCTCTGTAAAAATAATTTTTTGTTTATCTATTTCATATTTACTACGAATCTTTACAGTTCCATGACCAGTTCTCATAATTGTTGGAATATCATTTTTATTAATGATTATACCGCCTGTTGGGAAATCTGGTCCAGGAAGCATTGGTTCTTTTCCATCGAGATAATCATATATTGCGGTTGCTACTTCATTTAAGTTATGAGGTGCCCAAGAGCAAGCCATAGCAACACCAATACCACTATTTGGGTTACAAAGAAGATTTGGAAAAATTGCAGGGAGTGAAACAGGCTCTTCTGTTGTTTCATCGTAATTAGGAACGAAATCAACATTATTTTTCTTTAAACCCTGTAACATTCCGTCTTCTGTTAATTTAGAAAGTCTTGCTTCTGTATAACGAGGTGCGGCAGGACCATCTCCCGCCTGATTACCAACATTACCATGAAAATCTATAAGAGGGTAACGCATCACCCAATCTTGAGCAAGACGCACCAATGCGCCGTAAATAGATGAATCACCATGAGGATGATAAGAACCCATTACATCTCCAACAATTTTTGCACATTTTACATGAGGTTTATTATTAGTTCTTCCTCCTGTAAAAGCTCCATATAAAATTCTTTTTGCTACTGGTTTAAGACCATCAACTACATTTGGGATGGCTCTATCTGTATTTACTGAAACTGCATATTCAATAAAATTTGTACTTAATTCATTTATTAATTCATTTGACATTCTCTTAACCTCCCAAGTGCGTTTTCCATTTGTTCTTCCCAATGACTTTGTAATATTTTATAATTTTCTTTGCATTTTTTACAATCTCGTAATTCTAAACATTTATCACAATCAGGGTATTGTTCTGGCGCATGTTTTAATAAATAATTAATATAATCTATAATTTCATCAATTAATTCTTTTTTATCTTCAGTCATAGCGAGCCTCCTTACTATGCTGTTGAATAAATCTTTTTCTTGGAATAATTTGAGTACCCATTAAATCATCAAATAATTTATTAGTTGCTGCAACATCTTCCACGGTTATTTGTTTAATAATTCTTTTATCTGGATCTACTAAAATTGAAGTCTCATCTGGTGACATCTCTCCTACATGTTATTCCATTATCACTAATGGCACTGACTATTTCTTACCCTCTCTCTAACGCTTTAACTGAGATCTTAGGGTGCTACCATTTCCATCTCTGTATCAATAAGAGATGTACTCCCCGACAAAAGGGATAGTCGATACAGGTTTAAACTACAATATTTTTCCAATTTTGATATGACCAAACATTTGTAAATGATCCTTTAGTTAAAAGATGTTCATAATCTGCATATACATCAGATAATTTTTCACCATTTTTTCTTCTTAATCGAATATTTTTTACATCCTATTCAGTTAATCTGGATCTTCCATTTTGAGAACCTTTGTTTGCCGTATCATGTAAATGATATTTTTTATTCTATGGAGTGTAAACTTCCATCATTACAGAAGTCCAAGTGTTACCTTTCCAAATTTTAGAAAAACCACTTTCTCCAATTTTATCTTTATACAACTAATAAACTTCTTTTTTTCTTTCAAGATTATCATATCTGGTTCTAATATCTATAACATCTTCTTTTGTTAATTTATGTCTTGGGTGACTATCACCTTGATTATCTTCTCCACCAGCAGTCATATTATAACCAGCATGATAAGTATTATATTTTTCAATATAATATTTTTCTTTCTATCCCAATTCTTCTGAAGAACACTATTCAAGTATTTCAAAAGAAAAATTTTCAATACCATATTTTAAAATTGCTTTGTATAAAGATTTATTTTTTTCTCTATTCCAATTATATGGATTTTTATGATATTCCCATCTGTCCTCAATATGAGTAGATAATCCAATATAACTATGATCATTCACTAAATTTGTAATTTTATAAATTCCTATCACTTTATTTTATCTCCTTTAATTTTTTGGAGATAATATCGTAGTTTTTTCCCACGAGATTATCTTCTATATATTATAAAAATTTCACATTTCAAATTATCCTAAAATGTCTAAAAAAAATTTTTAAATAGAAGACTACCTCGTTAGCTGTCTTTATAGACAACCCCGCTGATTAGCGGAAAAGTAGCTAAGGGCCAGACTAACTCTTACCCTTTCAAGCGATTAACGAGATATTTTTTTCCTTTATGATGAGTTCTATATTCTTCAAGTTCTGCATCGTTTTTTAAATAGATATAAGTATCTTTACCCTCTGTAATTTTATAAAGAGGAGGGACGCCAGCATAAATATATCCATCTAAAATTAATTGTGGACAAAATGTCCATATAAAAGTATAAAACAAATTTTTGATATGGCTCCCATCTGAATCAGCATCTGATTCAATAATAATCTTACCATATCTTAAATCTTCTTTATTATATGTAAGTTTCATTGTTTTTGGGTCAATAATTAAACCAAAAGCATCAATCATTGTCATAATTTCTGCATTTTTTTGAATTTTATCAAGTGTAGCTTTTCTTACATTAAGAATTTTTCCGCGGACAGGCATAACCGCAACAAATTCATTATTACGAGCCAGTTTCAAATTTCCTGAGGCCGAGTCGCCTTCAGTCACATATATCTCGCATTTCATGCGATCCTTAGACCAGCAATCCGCAAGTTTACTATCAAATTTAAGGGCTTTTTGTTTCTTTTTATTTTGTTCTCTTGCTTTGTCTCTTGCCTTCTTTGCAGCATCTCTTGCTTTTCGTGCGGCGGTTGCTTTTTCAAAAATCAGTTTTACATCTTTCTCATTTGTTTCAAACCATTTTCTTAATGATGATGCAATTGCCGCAGTGAAGGGTGACATATCAATTTTCACAATTCTTGATTTTGTCTGCGCATCATATGATATACCAGGGGCAGTTAAATTAAATGCAATAAACATTCCTTCTTGAATATCATCGCCGCCTAAATTTTCATCTTTTTCTTTTAACCATTTTTTCTCTTTAAAAAACTTATTAAATTCTCTGGTTATAATAGTTTTTATTTGAGTAATGTGCGGACCTGAGTCAGTTTCTCCTGTATTGACATAAGAAATCATATTTAATGAATATTTTGATGTATAGGTAAGAACCATATCAAGTTTATTTTTTCCTGCATCAAAATTCATATTCATACGAGAATTTATAATTTCAGTATCATTTACTGCATCATCAACTAAATCATTAAGTCCATTTTTTGATGAAAATGTTTCTTTTTTATTGTCTATTGTTAATTCAATAGTTAAACCAGGACATAAACATACAAGAATATGAAATAGTTCTTTTAATTTATTAAAATCTGCATTTTGATGCGTAAAAAATTCTTCTGATGGTTGCCATCTTACATATGTACCAGAAGGTTCTTTGCTTTTGTCAATTTTTCTATTAACAAAAACACCTTCTTCAAAAAAGATGCTTTCTGTCATTCCATCTCTGAAAGTTTCAACTTCCATTTTATGAGATAAGAAGTTTACAAGTTTACAACCAATACCATTTAAACCAAGAGCGGTACCTTCATATACACCATCATCAGAAAATTTACCTGATGTATTAAGTGTATCAAAAGCCGCCTGAAGAACTGTTTTTCCATCTTCTCTTAATGAATTGACAAGAAAACCTTGCCCATAATCTCGAACCATATAGCTAATATCGCCTATTGTATCAATTTTTACCTCAATAAGATTTCCATGTCCTGCTTTAAATTCATCAATAGCATTAGATACAACCTCAATGACAAGTTGAGTTGAATATTCTGTACTTCCGCAGTAAACACCAGGTCGAAGTCTGGTAAATTCGAGTGGTGAAAGGCTTTGTATGCTATTTTCATCATATAGCTTATTTGGCATTTTTACTCCTCCAAAATCTTTATTTTTAATCTTTCTTATATATTATAACAAAAATTTTCATTTTTTTCAAAGATTTGTAGAGAGGGGTCTAATTTTACTCTATTTTCAAGAATTGTTTGCTTAAATTTCTTTCCATTTCCCTGTGCAAGAGCGTCAGATAATTCATTTCCTATTATGCCTGAATGACCAAGGATTTTTTTGAACTCTATTTGACTTATAAAAAATTCTTTGTTATAATATAAATAGAGGGATTTGAATATATTATAGTTTTCTATTATTTTATTTTGGCTATTTTTCCAGCCATTATTACACCAAGTATATATCCAAGAGGAGAGTGCGTTTATACAATATGCTGAATCTGAATAAATTGTTATAGGTTCATTTTTATGATATTTATTTTTTATTTCAAATGTTCTTAATATTGCCATTAATTCCATTTGATTATTGGTTACTTTTGTGGAAAATTGCTGACAACAACAACCAATTAAAGTTTCGTTGTCATCAAAAATAGTTATTCCATAGCCGCCGCAACTATTATTTTTTAATTTATGAGATGAACCGTCTGTATAAAAATGTAACATAGTTAAAACTCCTTTGTTAATTTATTATATATTATAACATAAATTTTAATAGTTGTCAAATAAAAATAAGATATTGCTGCTGTTGCAGCAATATCTTATTTATTATAATATTAATTTTTTATATAGCAATTGTTTTCAAAGAAAAAGAATAAGATGGTTGTATAAGTATCAAAATGTTGAATATTATTTATCCTATTGAATTTCATTTGTTGGGTTATATAATATTGGAGTAGATATTTCTTTGCGTGGAACAAAATCTGTAAAATCAGGAGTATAAGAAGAAGACTTTGGACTCCAAACTAATTGATTATTTAAATATACTGCTTTCACATCAAGATTTCCTAATTTTAAATTTGGAATATCATTAAAAATCATTATATCACTCCTATGCAACAATTATATATAAAATATTTGGATTTATCTCATTATTATTTTTTAAATCATCATACTCTTCTTGAGTTATCTTTTGCATAGACATATAAGTTGAACCTTGCAATTTTAATTCTCCTGTATCTTGAATATGATAAAAACTGGTATGAGATATCTGTCCATTTTTATTAAATAAAGAATATTCTTCATTTAAAGTTTCTACAACAGGATAATAACTATGATAATTAATTGTTAATAATCCATTAAAATCTGCATTAAAATTTACATCTGTATAATCTCCTGTCCCAAAAACATAAAAAGAAGATGGAGAATAATTATATAAAAATTTTGTAGGTGGATAATATTCATTATCAGATGGGTATTCTTTCTATGATTCATTGCTTTCCACAGGGCTTGAGGGTAGAGAACGTGGATATATAGGGGCTATTTCCTATAAATTTGGAGCATTATATAAATTATTAAAATTATTTATGTTATTTATTAAATAAGTGCTATTTAAAGATAAATTTCCTATTTGTAATTCATTAATTTTAGGATAAATCGTATAAGCATAAGGATTTGCGTTTGATTTATCTAAATTTAAAACATAAGGATTGTTGAGAGATGTATCAAATAGAGTAGTATAAAATGCTGAATTATCTAAATATAAGGCTTGGACATCTTCTAAATTATAGAAGGCATTTGTATCATATGAGGCATTTGTGTTTTCTGTTTGTAAAAAACTGCTATATGTTCCAAATTTAAAAGATACATTTACAGAATCATTATTTTTTATTGACATAAAAATTCACTCCTTTTATAAACAAGCGGGTTGTATATTTTTACACAACCCGCATTGTATTTTTATTATTTTTTTACAATTTTTATTTGTAATTTATCAATAGGTTGATTAGATTTGCCTCCTGCATATCCATCATCATTAATTGTGTTATAGCTCTTTACCCAAGGTAGATAATTAGTTGATGCAGTTGTAGATACTCTATATTCAACTTCATATCCATTTACCCCTTCAAGAGTGGCTTGTACCCAAGCAATATCTTTACCAAGTATTCCAGCATAATCATTTCTATCATAAACCCAAGGTAAATAATTTTGCGATGTTGTTGTTTTTACTCTATATTTAATATGACCTTTTGTGGTTCTCATATAGATGCCTTGAATTGTCTTATTTTCAAGACCAGCATAATCTTCTAAGTTCTTAACTTCGGGGAGCCATCTACCACCTGCATAAACTTGATAATAAATATCTGGAGCAGAAATTTTTGTTTGTGAAGTAGAAGAACTCGTTGATTTTGTAGTGGATGTAGTAGTTGAGGTCTTTTTACCATCCCACCAAGGTCTAAAGAAAGAATATACATCTGAACTGTTTAAATATCTTGTCTTTCTTTTAAAGCTTGATGTCGCCGCCCAATTATTTCCATATCCATCTACATTTCCTTCTAATGTAGTAATTTCATTTCCATTTACTTTTTCTACAATTCCTATATGACTTGCAGAATATTTATCAATAGGATTAGTAAATGAAGCATATTTAAACATAATTAAATCGCCAGGGACAGGAGTCTTCTTTCCTTTAAGGAACCATTCTCCATATTTACCATTATCATTTCTGGCATTATCAGAGGCAAAACTATAAATTCCGCCTTGATATTTTCCAATAAAGCCACAATCTTTCATAATTGCGGAAACTGAAAATGCACACCAATCATACACTGCGCCAAGTCCAAGTTTGGTTTTACATACATATTTACCATTTTTTCCAATATAAGTGCGGGCTTGATTTAAAAATGTATCCTTATCGCTTACTTTTGTAGATGAAGTGGTTGTTTTTGATTTTAATAAATTACCATCATATAAATAATCTAAATCAACATCCCCAGTTATACCACTAATTTTTCCTGTCCAATTATATTGCCAAATTGAAGCATCATATCTTGGAGCTTTTGCATCTGGGCCTGCAAACCATACTTTATAGGCTTTCATATTATTATATCCGCCTAATTTATTCTACATCCAATCAACATTTGTATAAATTACAGGAGTATAACCTGCGGCTTTAATTCTCTACAAGAAAATAATTGCACATTTTCCCCAATTAGGAATTTTACCAACTCTTTTTGCATATCTTTCAGAATCTTCTTCTAAATCCAATGCAATAAATTTTACATATTGCTTATATTCATTTGCTATTCTAATAGCAAAATCAGCCTATCCTTTTGCAGTCTATTCATCTACAAAATAACCAAAATGATAAATTCCAAATGGAATATTATTTTTTACACATCCATTGGCATTTTGATGAAATTGACTATCAGTTTGACTTGGTAAATCTGAGCCAAATGTACTTCTAAGAATTGCAAAGTCTATTTGAGATTTTACTTTTGCCCAATTTATACTTCCTTGAGAATATGAAACATCAATACCTTTTAATGCCATTATTTATTTTCCTCCTTTACTTCAGGGAGTCCCGCAATAGAGGTCATAAGGCTTAATACTGATGCTACGGCTGCAACAGAGGCAACTGTAAGCCAGTTAATATCACTTATCGCCATTCCTACTGCGACAGAGCCAACAAAAGTTTGTGCAAATGTTTTAATTGCTCTTGTTCCTGCGGCTTTCCACCAATCTTTTGACCATAATTTATTCATATAGTTACCTCCTTTAAAGATAAAAAATATTCTTTAGAGATTTTTTCTCTAAAGAATATAAAAAATTATAAGATTATTTTAATTGTTTTTGTCCCGAAGATGTCCTTGAATTAATTGCTTAATATTTTCAATATTTATTGGAGCACAACAAAGAGCTTCACAAGAAACGTTAAACATAAGATCATATCCTTCTGTAAAAGTATCTGTAAGATGAGTATGTCCATGAATTGAGTAAGTTTTACTTGTATCATAATTGCCTGTAAGTTGCGGATAATGAGTAAGTAAAAAAGTATTCTTGCCTTTCTTAACTCTATATCCAAACTGAATATCTTCAATATTAGAAATGGTACTATATATTTTTAATTTTGCATCAGTATCGTGATTACCAATAGCGAGCCTAATTTTCCCATTAAGTCTTTTTATAAGAGGAATTGCATCATTGATATCTCCAAGCGCCATATCGCCAAGATGATAGACAATATCATTAGGTTGGACAAGTGAGTTCCATTTTTCAATTATTCCTTCATTCATTTCTTCTACTGTTGAAAAACATCGTGGCTGTAGAATAAAATCTTTATTATGATTAAAGTGAGTATCTGAAATTATCCAAATATTATTCATATATCTGCCTCCTTTATATATTATGAGAAAAGAGCTTCTCTTAATGCATCATATGTGTAAATTTGAGAAAAACCTTCTGAAACTGTGGGAGAAATATAACTATAATACATATTTTTAACAGCATTTGGTGGGACAAAAGTTAATCCTGTTCTTTGATTATTGCGGTCAAGGCACATCTCTAAAGGAGTTTTTATTTCAATAGCAATAGCTTTTTCATATTCTGAAATATGTTGTAATAAAAAAGTTCTTGAATTAGGGCTTACTGAAGTTTGGTCTGCAATAACATCAAATCCTTCTTTTAATGCCTTATTGATAGAGTTCCAAAAAATTTGATATACTTCATTTTCGTGAGAAAAATATTTTTCTCCATCTTTCAATAAAGAAAATCTGATTGTATCTCGAGAAATAATCTTATAAGGATGGTCAGGAAAATATTTTGGGAAAATTTCTTTAGCAAAAGTAGATTTACCTGACCCAGGCGCACCACATAATACATATAAATTACTCATTCATATACCTCCTGTTGTGCAAGTTTTCCTCTGAAAATTCTATATGGTTCTTTGCGGTTGCCATCTTCATCAAAATTACCATATTTCATTTCCAGTTGGAAATCTTCATAATTATAATCACTATACATAGAGCGAATTTCTACATGGTTTCTTTCACATCCACAATAAATGCAATAGAGATTTTTAAGATGTCCTGCTTCTCTATATTTGCCAATTTTTCTGGGAACTGCAATTCCTTCTCTACCACATTTTGTACAAAACATTTTAGAAATTGTATATTTACCATTTCTCATTGAAAAATACTTCCTTTCTTTTTTATTGTAATTATATTATAACAAATTTTTTATAAAAAATCAAGACAAGAGTTTTTCCTCTTGTCTTGAAAAATTTATATAATAAAATTGCTTGTATTTGGTGATAAATCTTTTAAAGGGGTTGCTCCTAACTATTTAAGAATGGAAACGAATTAGGAACTCAGGAGATACACATTTAAAAGATTTTGTACCATCAAAAGAGCGGAAAATTATTCCTTCTCTCATATCTCCATCTATTTTTGATTTTTCTCTATTGACATAATTTCTTAATGTTTCAAGATTATCTGGAAGTACATAATCTTCATTTACAATTGGTACGCAAGGGATTCCATATTGTGATAAAAATTTATCCATTTCAACAGAGTTCCATCTTCCTTCAGTAGAAGTGATAAAATTAAATGCTGCAAAATCGTGCCCTTTCATATGATAGTCTCTCTTTTGGATAGAAGCACCAAAAGTTTCACCTTGAATAGTTACCCAATCATATTCAGGCTGTTTATTTAAAATGTCAGTAAGTTTTTGCTCAATTTCATATTTTTCTGCCATTTCAACATAAACATTAGAATCATAGAAACATTTTTTATCAGGCTTATCAAAAACTACATTTCTTGAACATATAAAAAATTCATTCTTTTTAAATAAGCCCTTTCCTCTTTTAAGAGTAAAAGTTGTACTTGTGCCATCAATTTTCTCAGTAGCAATCCAAGACTCTTTTGTACCAAGTAAAAATGGTAGATTTTCAATTCTTTCTTCATCTGTTTTTGTAACCCAAGCAGGCCACCCTGTTTTAATATCTTTCTTTTTTCCGAAGAAGAAGAATAGTAATGTCTTACCCCAACTTTGTTTCATAAGCCATTTGAAAATTTTTAGGCGGAAAAGCTTTGGATGGCGTTGTGCCATTTTTTTATATTTATCCATAGAATTAGCTTTTCTTTTGTTATCTTCTGGGATTGCATATGTTACTTCAAGTTCTTTTGTTAAAAAACGTGATTCATCATTAAGGTCGTGGCGACCATGGTCTCCTGACCCTGGATCCCATACAGAACCATCTGCTTGAATTTCCCATCCGAATTGAGCTACTGACATAAGAAGTCCTTGTGAAATTGATTTACACATTTTTTGTGTTTTGATTTTATAGTGCTTTGAAGCAAGAAACTCCATATCTGAAAAAGGCGGTTTCTCAGGAAGCTGAGAGTCAATTTCAAAATATACTGCTGGGTCACCTGCTTTAAACTCTCCTTTTCCTACTACAATAGTCCAACCACCAACGTGAGCAAGTTCTACTCTGTCATAGCCAGGAATAGGAGTAACTTTATCAATTTTTACAAGATATGCAAGTTCTCTTTCTTGGTTTTTGTTTAACATTTTTAAGCCTCCTTTATACAATCTGAGGTATTAACAATATATTCTTTGCCAGCAAGATGTCTTTCATATTCAATAGCATCTTCAACATTTGTAAAAAGACTTCCATCTGTGGCTTCCCATTCTGCATTATGAAGAGTGAGTCTTGCCTTAAGTTTATTTTTTTCTGTTTTGCTTTCAAACTTGCCTTCTCTATTTACATAATCTTCGGGGATGAGCTTTGAAAGTTTAACAATTACCCAAGCGCCACTGGGTCCTGTCTTTGATGCTATATACGGGTCAAAAATCATTGCTGTGCGGTCTTGATAAATTGCACAGACCTCAACAAATTCATTTCTGGCAGTATAAAACATTCTCATATAGAAAACTCCTTTTTTATTTATTTTTTATTGTATATATATTATAACAAAAATTTTTAAAAAAAAACAATGGGAGAATTTTAGGACCATATATAAAAACAATTTGATCCAATGTAAAAAATTTATTTATTATATTTTTTATTCTTCGATGAAGGAGTTGATTTTATGTCAAAATTAATTGATTTAACGGGACAAAAATTTAATCATTTAACGCATTTTAATAATTAAAAATTGAAAATTTAATTTTAGAAACAACAAAATTCCGAGTAATGTAATGTTACTCGGAATTATTATTTAGTCTTTTTTAGACATATTATTTAGTATATTTTCAAGAGAGGTTCCACGAAGCAGCTTATTGGTAAAGTCTGCAACAGATTCATCTTGAGCGATAGCATATGGAGCGATAGCACTTGCAGCATCAGTAAGGAGCTGAGCGTTTGCTTTTGCGCTAATGGCTTCGATAAGTCCAGGCTGAATTGCTCCAAGAATTTCTTTAATTGTATCAGCATATGCTTGCTGCTTAGCCTTTTCAATTTCAGCAAGTCTTGCAAGTTTTTCTGCTTCAACAGTGTCATTTTCTTTTCTACGAGCAACTTCCGCAGTTTGAATAGCATTAAGAACTTCCTGCATATCCCTACGAGCTTGGAATCTTGCGGCTTCAAGTTCATCTTTCTTTGTGGTTTGAGCAGCATCATTAGCAAGTTTTGTAAGTTCAAATTCTTGCTTAAGAGCCAGCTGTTTCATATTAACTTCGTGATTACATTTGTTTTGTCTTTGCTCACTTTCTGCAATTTCTTTAACAATATTTTCACGAGCACGAGCATTATCCAGCTTTAACTTTTGGAAAACAACATCTCTTTGGAACTCATCGAGTTCTTCCTGATATGCATTATCAAAATTAAGATTAATAATATCTACCTCTGTTACAAGCATACCATTAACCTTAAAGAGTCTTCCTTCTTCCTTTTTGCCTTCTTTAATATCAAGAACTGCATTTCTAATAACAGTAGTATAATTTGCATAGAGGGTATTAAAATCATATCCTCTAACAGTTCTTTTAACCAGAGAACGCATATTATCAGATAGATATTTTACATAATTTTCAATAGCAAACCAATCTTTCTGATATTCTTTTTGGAAAGTTACCCAATAATTAAGATGAATAGATACATCAATACCATCAGAAGTTTGAGCTTCAATTATATCAGATACCCTATTATTAGCAACTCTTAGAAAAGCTGTTGTAATAGTTTTATCATCAGACTTAGGAGTTCCACAGCTGAACTTGATAGCTTCCACGGTTTCATCATAGTCAAGCAGACGAGTTGCGGGACCCGCAATTACTTCACGCTTACCTGTTTTAGATGTTACATTGATTGCATAGCCAGTCCATACATCAATAGAAACTACACCATCATATTTAGTATCAAGAGTAATGGTTCTGGGTTTTGTATAACTTACACCACGAGAAATGTTGGCATTTGCTTCAAAGATTGCCAGAGTAGCTTCTTGGTCTCCAGTAGAGTAAAAGTTTTCAAGAACATCAATAGGATTACTGAGTAGTCCTTTATTTGCGGCTCTTGTCATAGCCTTTTCAGAAAGGTCGCTATTATATTTTACAACTTCCGCATTGTTAGGATACATCAGAGAACACTCTTTAGGAGTAAGTTTTCTCTTAACCACTACTTCTGTGCGGGGGTCTGGTAGATACATACGAGGGCCTTTAATTGTAGTAATTGTACCAGTGAGTCGGTTAAGAATATAACGACCTTCGCCTTCAGGGATAGCAATAGCGTGATGCATATACTTTCCATCATACTGAATCATTGCGTGTTCAGGTCTTGGGTAATAAATCATTTGGTCATTACCAGTAATAAAGAGTTCTTCACCTATTGGGTGATGTACTTTCTTACCATTCTTTACTTCATCATATTCTGCAATTACTTTTACATAGATGCCGCTGATTGGAGAAAGTTCAAGTGCTCTGAATATATATCCACCTTTTGGGGCAGATACAAATGTTTCAGTTGGCTTAGGAAATACCACAGATGGACCGTGGATATATCTCTTTTCTCCATCTTCATCTTTCAAAATTGCGTATTCCAGTCTTTCAAGAGTAATAGCGTCTCTGACATATGCGCCAGTACCTGCTCCATTTTCAGCATTAACTGGGATTACTTCAATTCCTGTTGGCGGAATGTAGAAAGAAACTTCTGTTCCCTTAATAACAAGAAGTTGTCCTACAAAGTAATCTTCCTGTTTTGCTTTTACTTCATTACCCTCTGCATCAATCATTGTGCCTTCTGCATTACTTTTCTTTGCGGCTTCTGCATCATAAACTCTTGCAAGAAGATATTGGTTAGAACGAAGTCTATGTCCTCTAATTACACGAGTCATCTGACCTGGAAAAAGGCTGAAAGATGTCGGGCCAGGAATATTTATTTTATGTCCAATTTCAAGTGTTGGGCTGTTTACTGCTTTTGCTGCTTCAGGATGAGAACCGTCTTCCGCAGGATTTTTAAGTACAATGTACCAACCTTCAGGAGCAGATACAAAAATCTGTCTTGCTTTTTCAAAATCTTGAGTTTCATTAAAACGCTTTGTTTTAGCATCAAATATTACAAGATTTTCCTGTGCGGAAATAGTCATAGTAATGGGGCCTGTATAAGTTTTTATCGCACCATTAGTTTTAGATTGAAGGAAACAAAACTCATTAGTAGAAAGGACAAGGTCTCTTTGTCTATTCATTGGAGCCTGTTCCATATAATTATCTTCATTATATCTTGCCATAACTATTTATTCCTTTCTTTTTATTTTTTATTTTATGTATATATTATACTTTAAATTTTTAAAATTTTCAAATAAAAAGTGCTTTAAACTTTGGCAAAAATAATATTAGAGTGAAGTTTAAAAATCTTAATTTTTAGCAAAGGTCGAAAATAGATAAAATGAGAATTTAATTTTTTATATTATATGTATAGGAGAAATCATATATATTATAATAAAAAATTTTATAGTAAAGGAGATAAAAGGATGGCAGAACAAAAAAGAAAAATTTCGTATGGTATTAACTTTGAGGTTAATGATGCGGAATTAAAAAAATTAAAAAAACAATTAGAATAGTTGCAAAAATTATCTGTTGTTAATTATGCAAATCAACAAGGTATTTCCTTAAATAATCCTGCAATAGCAGAGAAACAAGCTAATGACTTAACAAGATTAAAAAAAGATGCTGCTGAATTTTAGCGATTAATGAGATTAGCTTATAATCCAAAAACTAATAGTTATAATATTACTAAATTTAATACAGCATTAGAACAAAGTGGATTAAATGTAAAATTATTTAGAAAAGAAATGCAAAAAACTGCAGAAGGAAGAGCTGTATGGGCAGCTCAAACTCATGAACTTACAAAATTTAATACTGAATTAAAACAAAGTCATAAATTATTAGATGCATTAGGAACCACTTTGGCAAATACTATAAAATGGACAATATCTTCTTCTATAATGCAAGGAGTTACTCGTTCAATTTCTTAGGCGTATGGATTTGCTAAAAATTTAGATAGTGCTTTAAATGACATTAGAATAGTAACAGGAAAATCTGCTGATGAAATGGCAAGATTTGCAGAAAGAGCTAATGCAGTAGCAAGTAATCTTGGGAAGGGCACGAATGATTATACAAGAGCTGCATTAATTTATGCTCAACAGGGCTTAGGGCAGAAAGAAATTGAAGAAAGAACTGCAATTACATTAAAAACAGCAAATGTTACAGGACAATCTGCCGAAGAAGTTTCAGAGGAATTAACTGCCGTTTGGAATGGTTATAAAGTTAGTGCAGCATAGGCAGAATTGTATGTAGATAGATTAGCAGCAGTTGCATCTACAACTGCATCTAATTTACAAGAATTATCAACAGGTATGAGTAAGGTTGCTTCAGCTGCCGCAACGTTAGGGGTTGGAGAAGATCAGCTTGCTGCGCAATTATCAACTATTATATCTGTTACTCGACAAGCTCCAGAAACAGTCGGTACTGCATTAAGAACAGTATACGCAAGAATTACTGATATTAAAGCAGGGTTAGATGAAGATGGAGTTACTCTTGGAAAATACTCAGGAGATATGGCAAAAATTGGTATTAATGTTCTTGATTTAAATGGTAACCTTCGTAATATGGGCGAAGTCATGGAAGAGATTGGCAATAAATGGTCTACTATGACTCAAGAACAAAAAATTTATTTAGCACAAACAATGGCTGGTCAAAGACAATACTCTAATTTAATGGCATTGTTTGATAATTTTGATAAATATGAAAGTGCTTTAAAAACTGCTCAAAATGCAGGGGGAAAGTTATAGGAACAACAAGATATTTATATGGATAGACTATCTACTCATGTTCAACAATTAACAACTGCAACTGAACATATGTGGATGGGATTAGTTGATACAGATGGATTTAAAGATGTAATAGATGGATTAACAACAATTGTTGAAAAAGTTGATAAATTATTCCAGTCTATTGGAGGAGGAAAAAATTTATTACAATCTCTTGTCCCAATAGTAATGTCACTTACTTCAAAAACCGTTGCAAGTGGAATTAATACTATGATTATGAACTCTCAATTAGAAAAAAGGCAGCTGAGAGATCAAAGAAGTTCTCAAGCGTTAGCTTAGAAAGAAATGAAAGATTTATAGAGAGAAGGACAATAGGGAAGTCAGAGATATCAAGTTTTTAAACAAGAATCAGAATTTTTACAAGCTGCTCCAGGAACATTTTCAACGTAGCAGATGGATGAAATTAATAAACGTTGGTCTGGTTCATTAGAAGCAGCAGGCGCAGCTGATAAAGCAAAAACTGAATTAAATTAGTATTCAGATATCACACGATCAATTACAACAACATTAGGAAATAATGCTGTTGATTTGAAAGAAACTTTATCCATAGAAGATTTAGAAAATGCTATAATTGATGTCGGTGGGCAATATGATGAATTAAGCAAAAAAATAGAACAATATGCAAGAGATCAAGATGAAATTAATAAGCAACAAGAAGCAGCACAATAGAAATTAATAGAAGCATATTCTTAGACTGCAACAAAGATAGTATCAGAAAAAAATGAGTCACAGTTTAAACAATTCAATGTAAAAAATTTACGAAAATATGAATCTGCTCAAGCACAAGTAATATCACAAGAACAACAAAAACTTGATTCTTTACCAGAGTTGTCTGATAATAAGAAACATATAATAAACGATTCTCCTTTAAAAGGCATGTTTAATATTATGCAAAACCGAAGAAAAGGAGGCCCAACATCCGACCAAATATCAGCTATTGAAAAAGTAAAAGGTTTTGAAGAAATACAAGATATTGAAGGTAGAAAAGGAAAAATTGAAAAAATAAAAGAATTATTAAAAAATTCAATTTATAAAGAAATTTTTGACCAAATGCCTGATGACTCAAAAAGTGCAGAGAATTTTAAAAAAGCAGTTCAAGATAGATTTGCAAAAATAGAGCAAAATGCAAAAAAGGCAATATAGTAGGCGAGCAACAAACAAAAAGCTGCAAATCAAGAATTGTTACGACGACAACAGACGACAAACACTTATCAACAAAATTTTCAAGCATTAAAAGGTAATTTACAAATACAAAATGTTGATAAATTTCAAAATAATTTACAATTTTTATCTCAAGATTTTTCTTCTATGGCAATCCCTCCAGAATTAAAAACATAGGTAATAAACATAAAAAAAGAATATTAGAAACTTTCTCAAGAAATAATAAAATATAACGAAGAAATTCAATCATCGTCTAAATTAAGCCAAGAACAAATAGACGCATTAAAAAAAGAAAAAAAAGCATTAGAAGAAAAACAACAAGCTCTTTTAGATACTACCCAAGGAACTGTTGATAGTATAAATGCAGAGGTACAAAATAAAGGACAGAAAGCAATAGATGAGCTAAAATATTCAAGAACTATTGGTAATAATAATAGAGGCGCTATTAAAGATGTTCAAAATGATGCAGATAGACAAAAAGCAATTCAATCTGCAATTCAATTAGTTTCTGCCTTAGGCCAAGTTCAAATGGGATTTGAAAATTTTTTAAATGTTTTTCAAATTATGAATGATGATACTCTTAGTTTTGGAGAAAAATTTTCTCAAACATTAAGAAATTTAACAATGTCTATTCCTATGGTTGTTTCAGGAATAGTTAGTATGAGTACTGCTTTAAAAACTTTAACAAAAACAGAATCTTTACACGCAGCTATACAAAAAATTGTTACAGCATAGTTATGGGCTAATACTGCTGGGCTAAAAGCTAATACAATAGAATTATTTAAAAATATAGGAGCTTTATTAAAAAGAATTGGTTCATTAATTGCAAGTTTTGGTAATGCTGCAGGTGGATTAGGATGGATAGCCATAGCTGCAACCGCGCTTATAGCAATAACAAATGCGGTTATAACAGCACAAAAAAAAGCTGCATAGGCACAAATAAAAGCAAATGAAAAAATAATTGACCAAGAAAAGAAAAAACAAGATTAGATTAAACATAATCAAGATATAATTTCAGAAGTAGAAGCTTTAAATAAACAATATGAAGATGGAATCATTACTCGACAAGAATTAAAAGAAAAAACTCAAGAATTACAATAGAAATATCAAGATGAATCTGCTGAAATTCGTAATTTAATTTCTGACTACAATAATTTAGGGGAAGCAGCAAAAAATGCTAAAGAAAAATAGCTTGAAAAAATGTCTAAATCTAAAGATAAAGAAGCCCAAAAATTAAGTTAGAATATAGATTTAAAATTAACGAGTCAGATGAAAAATCAAGATGATTTTTTTGGAGGTTTTTTCACTACTGGACTTGGAGCATGGGGAGCACAAGCGCAGGGAAATGCGGTTATAAAAGCAGGTGGAATTGGCGGAAATGCTGGACTTTCAAAAGAATTAGGAGATATGCTTAAAGCTCAAAATTTGGGAGATTTCAAAGGAGATTATGTTGAATTATGGAACGCCAAAAATGGAGAGGAAGCTCGTAAACAAGTTGAAATTTTACAACAAGTTGTAGAAAACGCAACAGAGGAAGAAAAACAAAGTAATGATTATCGGAATATGGTTGAGTTACTTGAAGAAATGTCTCCTATGTTAGAAGAATGGAAATCTGCAAATTTATAGAGTTTAAATTTAATTGCATAGCAATAGGCAAACCGACAAGCAAGTAATTTTAATAATATTAATAATTTTGAAGAATATGAGGCAGCATATCAAAAAACATCAAAAGCAATTTATGAATAGATGCAGGCTAATGGATAGTTAGATGGGATGTCTGCTGAATAGATAAATAATATTGTTGCTCGTAAAACTGAAGCTATTATTCCAAAAGATTTAAAAACTTAGTATGGAAATAAAATGGATAATATTAATAGGATTAATCATTATAATGGAGCGGGTTATTTTGGATTAGAAGAAACTGATGATGAAATTGTTAAATTAATTAATGGATTAAATGAAGAGCAATTAGCAAAACTTTCAAGTATTAATATTGAATATTTACCGACTTTAAATGATATAAAAGATATTTTAAAAACAATTGATGAATATGAATTTAAAAATCTTGAATTTAATACAGCAGATGCTAAAAAAGCAGCGTAGACATATAATAATATGGCTAATGCCTTATAGAAAGTTTCTAATAGTAAAGCTATTTCTGCTAAGGATTTTGAAGAAGATTATGGTTTATCAGATGAAATAAAATCTTATTTTAGAATGAGCAATAATGGCTATGTTTTAAAAGATGCAAGTAAAAAAGATGAAGTAAAAAAATTAATAAAATAGCAACAGCGTTCAGGTTGGGATGAAAAATATAAAATTCAACAAAATATAAAAGAAAACGAACAAGTGTGGATGGATAGCATTGCTGAAGGATATAATTATCAGAAATATAATCAAGCATAGCAAATAATTCAATAGTTAAAAAATAGTGGTATTTATAAAAATGATGGAAAATATAATTTAAAAGATGAATATATAAAATCAGGGAAAATATCAGAAGAAGAATGGGACGAAAAAATAAAGCAGATACAGTAGACATATGGAAATGATGATATAACTAAATTATATAAAGCATTAGGATAGTGGTTATCTGAGAAAGATAATTAGCAGTCTAATTTTGATAAAGCTCAATAGATGTTAGATATATTAGCAACTATTAATGATGATGATGTTAAATTAAATGTAGCTGTTTATAGAAAATTTTTGGAGAATGGAGAAATTTCAAAATAGAATTATGAAATAATTTATAATTATTTTGATGAATTATCTAAAAAACATAAAGATGCAGCAGATAAAATAACATAGGCAAACGAACAATAGCAAGAAGCTTTATAGCAAATTCATGAATCAATATTTCTAACAGATGATGATGTCGATGAAACTCTTGTAGCAAAATTAGGATAGCAATTTCAATTAACTGCAAAAAAATCAGAATTGTTAGATGATGCTTTAAAATCTAATGCAAAAAAAGCAAGAGATGTAGCAGAAGAAGTTCAAAGATATAATGTTGCATTAAGTTCTGTAATTAAAAATTATGTAACTTGGCAAGATAAATTATCTGGGTCTACCGCAGATAAATTATCAGTAGCACCATAGATAAAAGATGCTATGGCAGATACTTTAGGAATTTCTGAAAGCACTCTTTCTGATACTTTTTCCACCACTAAACAAAATCTTGAAGATATGCGATTAGCTCTTGAGGGAGATGAAAAAGCATATAAAAGGTTACAACAAGCCGCCTATGAGGATATTTTAATTCATATAGGATTAGATGATGCTGAATTAAATAAAGTTAAAACTGATTTATCAGCATATTTTGATAAATTAGATTTAGAAGATATTCCAGTTGGAGCAGAATTAAATGAATAGGGATTGGATAAAGTTTTAGCGGCATTAATCGCTAAAGGAGTAGACGCAGAATAGCAACTTGAAGCAATTTTTGCATCATTTGATGTAGATTTAGATGTAGTTATTGAAGATGGATAGGCAATAATTAAATCTTATACTAAAGCAGCAACTCATGAATTAAAAGAACAATAGAAATCTCAAGAAGAATTAAAGGATTTAGAAAGAGAAAGAATTAAAAATCAAAAAGAATTAACTAAATTCTTAAAAGATGAAAGAGATATATATCATTAGATAAATAGATTATTAAGTGACCAAGAAAGAACCATTAAACGTATAACTCGTAATCAACAGGATATGTATGGAACTGAGTTACTTGATAATTTAAATGCTGAATCCGCAGAATATGAAAAACAATAGAAATTATTAAAAAGCAAACAAAAATTACAACAACAAGATTTAGCAAATAAGAAAGCTGGATTAGCTTCTAAGGGAGCATCTTTTGATGCTAATGGAAATATTAGCAATTATAATAATCTTATTGGCAGTGCAATAAATAATGTTAATTCAATTATTAGCAGAGAACGTGGCGTTCAAGAGGCAATGAATCAACATTTATTAAGTGGTGGCAATACAGGTGATGAAATTTATAAAGATTTAGATGCACAGTTATCTTCCATTGGGAAAGAGAAAAGTCAAGCTAATGATTATTTAAATGATTTAAAAACAGATTTAAGTAATTATGAAAAAATAAAAGATTAGGCTGAAGATGTTGCAGATCAATTAACTGAATTATCAGAAAAACAAATTGAAATAAATCTTAAGAAATTTAATATGAAATTAGAAGTTACTTTAGATTTATCTTAGGCAACAAAAACTTGGAATGATTATAAGAGAAATGTTTTATAGCATGATGATATATTTAATCCTAACAGAGCTTTATCTGCACAAAATGATAATGCTCAAAGATTGGCGGATATAAATGCTGATTCTCAGTCTTTAAATATTGTTAATAAACAAATTGCAGAGGCTATGACAGATAATGGAACATTGTATAAAACTTAGGGATAGAAGAAAAAAGCAATAGAAGAGTTACAGAAAAAAGCTATATAGTTAAGAAAAGGTATTTTAGAAAATGAAGATGCAATAAAACAAACTTACCTTGAACAATATGATATTATTAGTGAAATGTTTGAAAAACAAAAATCTCAATATGATTTTGTTAATAATCAGTTAGAACACAATAAGAATATGATGAGCTTAATATATGGAGAAAATGATTATGCAGTACAAAATGTTTATAATGATAAAATGATAGAAAATAGTTTAAAATCAATAGAATCAATGAACAATAGAGTACAAATTGCAAAAGAAAATTTAAGAAAAGCAAGAGAAAGTGGAGACACTGCTGTAATTGAAAAGGCGGAAGCTGAATGGCAAACCGCAATTCAAAATAGAAATCAACTTGAAGAGCAATCTGCTCAATTATTAAAAGATAGATACACTACCGTAATTAATCAAATAGCCTATTAGATGGAACAAAAATTAACTAACGGTAAAGGTTTTAATTACTTAGATACTCAATGGGATTTAATGAAAAAACAATCTAATCTTTACTTAGATGACATTAATTCTGCTTTTGCGGTTAAAAATGCTGAATATTTATATAATCAAGCTTTAAATGATACTAAAGGATTAAAGAGCCAACAACAATTAAAGAAGGTAATGGATGAACAACTTGAAATATTAAAAGAAAAAGATAAATTAACTCAATATGATGTAGATAGAGCGCAAAAAGTATTGGAGGTTGAAAAAGCTCGAATTGCTCTTGAATAGGCCAGAAATAACAAAACTCAAATGAGATTAAAGCGTGATTCACAAGGTAATTATTCTTACCAATATGTGGCAGATTAGGATAATATTGCTAAAGCGGAAAATGATTTAGCAAAAGCTGAAAATGATTTATATAATTTTGATAAAGAGAATTATGAAAAGAGTTTAGAAGAAGCATATAATGCTACAAAAGAATATCAAGAAAAAATAAAAGCTTTAAATGAAGAATATATTAATGCAACAGAAGAACGAAGAAAACAAATTGATGAAGAAAAAAGATTATTAGATCAACAATACTCAGAATATATATTAAATTTATCTCAAGAAACTGAGTGGGGTAAACAAAATTTAATGTAGTCTACAATGATAAGTTTTTCTGATATGATGAATCAAGAACAAATTGATTTTGAAAATATGAGCGATGCTCAAAAAGAAAAATGGCTTGGAGACATGGTTCCTTCAATAAATAGCGGTATTGCAGAAATGATTGGTAAATTTAGTACCAATCCAGATAGTTTTAAACAAATTGTTGTAGAGGCTACTCAAGCTATGGATAATGAAAGACAAACTTATCAGAAAGGATTAGCTGAATTATAGGTTGCCGCAGGATAGGATTGGAATAAAATAAAATAGGCTATGGATCCAGTCGTAGGACTATAGAATAAATTAATTGAAGGCAATGATAGATTAAAAGAACAAGCTGGAGAAATTGTTGAAGCAATGAATGGAACTTTAGATGCATTAGATACTCAAAGAACAAAATGGGAAAAGATTTATGAGCAAACCGATAGTGCAGTAGAAAGAGTATATGATTATATTGCAGCTATTGACAAAGCAGCATTGAAGAAAATAAATTAGGATAAAAAAAGTGAAGATATAAAAGATACAGAAACTCAAACAATTCCAACAGTTAATAATTTAAAAACTTATGGAAATACTGCTCCAGGAAATGTAAATTCAGGAGGAAATGAAATAAAAACCTCTTTAGGAAGAGATAAAGATATAGATAAAGATAAAAAATTACAATATTTAGAACGACAATTTAAAATTATTAAAGAAAATACAAAAGGAATTTATTATGATGGAACGACTAAAACTGAAAAATTCAAAGATAAATATGCATATGATTATACTGTTGTAGCATTTAAACGTGGAATGCCTTTTTCAGCAAATATTGTTGATTTAGCTAAAGATTTTAAATATTGGGCTTAGAATGCAAATCTTGCAGCAAATACAGAAAGTACTGCTTTACGCTATGGAGCTGATAAAAACTTTATTTCTATATTATCTGAAATGACTGGAGTAAGATTTGATACAGGTGGATATACAGGAAATTGGTCTTCTACCCAAGGTAAATTAGCAGTTCTTCATTAGAAAGAACTTGTATTAAATAAATAGGATACCGCAAATATGCTTGAAATGATTCAAATGGTAAGAGCAATGCAACAAAATGAATTAAAAATGAGAATGACACAATTAAATAATGAAATTCAAGATATTGTAAAACAAAATGCTCAGATTGAGAAAATACAATCCAAAGATGATTTAAAACAATCTGTTGAAATGAATGTTAATTTTCCAAATGTTAATAGTAAAAAAGAAATTGAATAGGCATTAACTGAATTAGTTAATTTAGCTGCACAAAGAGCATTAAAATATAAAAAATAAGGCGGGGGAGCTTAGCTCCCTCACCGCATTACTTTGATTTCATAAAAATTTTATGGTATAATAATAAGAGAAAATAGATTTAAAAGGAGGCTACTTTTAATGAGTATTAATGAAAAATTTTTAGATGCTATTGAGTTGTTAATTAATACTGCAATAAAAGATGCTGGTTATGATAAGACAATAACTGCACAAATTATAGCAGTTGAGGATGTTAAAAAAGGTAAATATAAATGTAAATATCAAGATGCTGTTTTTTCAGCATATTCAAGCAATCCTTAGTTAAAATTTTATTCTGGAGATAATGTCTATATATTACATACAGATGATACTCTTGGAATAAATAAAACTATTATTGGAAAAAGATATTAAAGAAAGGGGTAAAATAATGGGAAAAATAAAGCAAATAAAATTAAATACAAATGGAACTCCTTCTTTATAGCCTTATAAAATAGGAGCAGATGTTGAAGATATTGATTATAAAATTTCAAATGAATCAATTAAAAGTGTAAGAGAAATTTTAGGTGAATTTTAGACAGACGATGCTTCTATTAAAGAAGAGTTGGATGATAATAAATAGCATATTTCAAATTTAGCAGAATAGTTTTTAAATATAGAATAGGATTTTTCAACTATTCAAAAAAAATTTGAAGAAGCTGAACCAAAATTAGATACACTAATAGATTTAGATAATATTGTATCTGAAAAAGTTACAAATAAAGTTAATTCAAAAAAATTTTCAACTGATGATATTATATGGACAGATGGAATTCCTGTTAATTTACATAAAATTTTAGGAAATTTAAGAAATCTACCTTATAATTCAGTATCTTTAAGAGATTGGATTGAAAAAATTTCTACAGGTCAAGGACAAGGATCAGGAGACGCAAATTATGAAAATTTAGATTATGTTCCATTATCTAACTATGGAGATATATCATAGGGGGCAAATATTACACAAGTTTTAAAAACTGCTTTAGCAAGTGGATATAATATTTTCATTGATTTAAAATCTTGTCAAATTGAGCCAGGAAATTATACTTTATTGCCTGGAAAGATGCTTAAAGGCAGTCCTACTGTCGTTTCTATTATGGTAGATGAAACAGCTTTAACTAATGATAATTATTTTTAGATGACATATTATGATATAACAAATGAAGAATCACAGATTTTTCAAAGACCTGCCTTGGTTAATTTTTTAACTAAAGGTGGAGCATTAAAAGATATTACTTTTACTCAAACCTCTTTTATAGAAAAATTAGAAATGTCAGAGCAAGGATTATTAAATTCTCCAGATGTGTTTTTAAATCAATGTATGCTCTTAGGCAATAAGGGCTCTTATGAATCTCAATATAGAGGAATTGGCAATATTATATCATAGCCATCTTCAAACTCAAATGAGATAATTTCAGAATTAGGAGATTTTTATAATTTAATACCTCCTGAGCTATTAGATGCTATAATTAAGGAAACTTTTGAATCAAGAGATTTTGGAGCATAGATAAATTTTTCTCAAATGGTATTTAATATGAGAAGTTTTGATAGTGGTTTTTTATCAGAAATAATGACTTTAAAAAGTTTTTATGCTTCAAAGCCTTTAATGAACTTTATTAATACACAAAATAGTGAAAAAGATTATAATTTTATTATAGAAAATTGTATTTTTGAAGGTGGAAATATAAATTGCAACAATTCAGGCTCTCAAGTATCTTTTATAAATTGTTCTTTTATAAATCGTCAAACATTAAATAATAATTTACAAATCACAGGAGCAAATTGTCATATTGATAAATGTAATTTTATAAATGGATATTATGGAATATCTTTATTAAATGCAATAAATGTTAATATATAGAAATGTAATATGATTAATACTGAAAGACTATTTTATTCTAATATGTCTCAAGATATAACTATATCAAATATCCAATGGTATTCTAATAGAGTTTTATTTTTTAGAATTGTTAATAACTCTCAAAAAATACAAATTAAAAATATTATTAACCATTCTTCTGAAGTAACTATAAATTTAAAAATAAGAGGAACTTTAGATTTGCCATCGCCTGAATGGGCATCTCAACGAACTTTAATGCAATTAATTGAAGAATCACAAAGTATTTCTTTATAGAATATTCAATGGAAATGGGGTTCTTCTTATGCATTAGGTATAATATGTAATAATATTACAGGATTATAGATAAAAAAATGTAATATTCCTTTTAGATTAATATTAGAGTCGATAACGTAGGGAAAAATAGAAGATAATACTATAAATTCTATATGGTGTTTAAATTCAATATCTTGTGAGATTCAAAATAATATTCTTTATGGAGAAGCAGTTCCTATTAATAATACTATATAGTCATCTATGTCTTCTGACCCTATTGTTGAAATGACAGGATTAACAGCTTATGAAAACACTGTATATGAAAGTTCTTTTGATTTAGATATTTTAATTTTTAATAACTATTCAGCTGAATTATCAAGAATATGTAACAATATTTTAAGCAATAATCAAAGAAGAATTTTTGGCTCTTCATCTGATTCTCCATCTATTATTGGAATGTTTTCTGCAAATATTTTTCCATACTTTTCTGGATATTTATTTACCAATTATAGAGAAAATTCTCCTTTAATGTATAGCAATCAAATTATTAGTTTAATTGCTCCGAATGGTTCTAATCAAGCTACAGGGATTACTTATTTAAAAGAATATAAAGGAGAAGGATTGGTGCTATGCCCAACTATTATGCTTAATGCGATTGAAAGTTCTTATGATTCTTTGTCTAATAAATTCTTATATTATGATAATAGACCAGAGACAAACATTATGTTTAAAACGCCTACCTTATCAATTAATTTAACTTCATTTGATTAGACAATTGACGAGCCTGAAGTGGATCCTGGAGCAGGACAGACAAGATCGGTTTCAGATTCAAATTTATTAAAAACTATGACAATATCTTCTGACCCGTCTTATAGTATAAATAGTAGTGGAGGAATAATTAGTCTTTATAGAATCGTTCCTATTTCTTTATTATATCATAGTTTTTATAATAGTTATTCATAGATGTTAGAAGATGTAATTAATTAGGATTGGAATTAGTCTTTACAACTATTTCGATATATAGATTTTCATTAGTCTTATTATAATATTTGTAAGTTATATTTAAATTCATCAAATTCTTCTGGTTATTCTGATTCAGGAGATTCTGGTGATTCCGACTCAGAAAATACTACTTTTAAGTAAAAAAGGAGTGAAATAATAATGCACACATATAATATATATGATTTTGAAAATGGATATACTGGACTTGAGAATCAATATTTAATTACTCCTTTAGATATGAGCCTTGTACAATATGAAAGAACATTATGCCCATTATTAGAAAGAGGACAAAAAATTGATTTCTTCGCACCCTATATCTCAAAAAACTATAATATTCATCAAGCGCTGCCTATATCGTCTTTATCTCCCGTCACGATTACCGATACACCTCCCCTAACCTTCAATTCCTTGGAGGATTCCACGCTTTCAAACTGGCGCGTGTACGGAGGAACGGGGCAGAGGAATATTTTCTTCGGGGGATTTTATCAGGGTGGACCGTATACCGCAGGCGATGTAAATTATATGGGTAGAAGTGACCGCGTTTCATCCGCATACTGGTTTCCGATTATAAGTGGAAAAACCTATACGGTGGGAATAAGCGATTATACGAATTTCCGGTTTTCACTTGTTACGCAACAAACAAAGAATCACTTCATAAATTATTCTCAACCCACCGCGTATTGTGGCAATGCAGGCAGTACGGGTCTGAACGAACAGGATTTTATTTTTACTGCGACTAATAGTGGGTATGGGATGATTACTTTATTCAAGGCTGATTTCGGCACCATAACCCCGTCGGATGTATCCGACCTCCACGTATATGTAAAAACCGACGGGGCAGTGGGTGATGATACAGCAAATATATGTACATTCCCTGGTGTCGGCAGGAGCACCACGGAAGGGAATGTAACCTTCACGGTAAACAGCGACATGACAGTCAGTGTCAGCGGAACAGCTTCTGCCGGGGCGAATACCTTCAACAACAGCTCTTTCTATTTCCTGATGAAGGGTTCTTCGCATAATGACCAGCTCGGCACGGCGTACTACGGCAAATGGCGCATGAATGTTGAATTTATGGGTGAGGGTAGCGTTAAGGTAGGGATACCAGTTGTGGTGAACGGTGTGGAAAATTATTACGGCTTCAACTCCAAAAACGGCGGCTATTACTACAGATGGAATTCCGGCGAGGGCAATGTAGTACTTGACGAATGTATTTTCGAGATCGGTTACAATATCTATCAGCGATCACATGTTTACCTGTCCGTTGACGAAGGTGATACAGTAAACGCCACCCTTCGTATAAGCATAACACCTGAGCTTGAAAATGCTGATACAGAACCCTACGGCATGTGCAGGATACCCGTGACTCTGGGCGGCGTGACCCGGAAGGCCTACGTTTCGACTGAGCTTACGGTAACGAACGACACCCCCGACTACATAGATTTTGCCACACAAAAACGGTATAACGCAGACGGCACCACGGCGGACGTTACCCTTCCGGCGCTGACCCCGACGGTCGGCAGCAATACTATATCGGTAGGGACGAGCGTTCAGCCGGCGGAGGTGATGGTGACGGGGAAAATAAATAATCAGTAAGGGAGTAATGACAATGGAAAACAAAGGATTACAGGCGGTCATAACCGCCGCAGTAACGGCATTTGTACTCTATTTCAATTCGCTTACCAAAGGAGGAAAGTAAAAATGATAAATTCAACATACCAATATTTAAATTAGCCTATTTCTTCAAATTTTATTTCTTTAAATGTGGGCAATCAGCACATAATGTAGACTTATCATTTTAAAGTAGGAGGAGATTTGTTATCATTAGTTCCAACTTCTTCTATTTGGAAAGGAATCCATCCAGCTCCTTTATCTACATATAATAGTAGCCCTAATACACCTGGAGAAAGTGGCGTCGTCGTTCGATAATTAAAGAAATAATATAAAATAAAAAAAATAAAAGCAGTTTAATTTTGTATTAAACTGCTTTTATTTTTTTTTATTCCCAATTTATCTAATTTTTTTCTTGTATCCAATAAGCATCAAATATGCAAATTGCATCTGCTTCATCATCATTAACTTTAATTCCATATTTTTGCTATACATAATTAATATCTTGTGGTTTGAGCTGCTCGCGTTTTACACCTCGCCCTTGCCGCATTTTTAGTTTAGCTCTCCATTCACTTGCTCCAAAAAATTCAAATTCAATTTTTGGATTAATTTCATATGCCATTAGAACCACAGAAGCTTGTAAATACATTAAAATCTTATTGGTATGAGAATTGTATTCGGGTCTTACCTCTTCCATTATAATTTTGACAATTTGATTATCTTTTATTAGTTGAGCTATTGAATCCCGCATTTTAATTATGCGCTTATAAGGATTGGTTGCTGATGCAGAAAAGCAGCCATGCGAAAGGAGGTTCTATTTCTATCCTATTGCATAGCCGCTTTGTTTTGTAGATAAATCTAATGTTAATATTTTCATAATATCGCCTCTTTCTTGATTTTATTATATCAAAAATTTTGGCGAAAGTCAAATTTTTTAGTTTGAATCTAAAACTTAAATTTCATTTTCATTTTCTGAATTATTATTTTCATTTATATCATTTTCTAAGCTATGCCAAACTAATGTTATAGGGTTTTTACTAAGAACACTTAAATTTTCTAACCAATCCCTTATTGTTGCATATGGCATATTATCACAGGCACCTAAAATATCTCTTAAATTACGCATTGCGCCAGTGTTCCATCGAACTTGATTAACCGCAATAGGACGATTCATAAGAAGATTAATTTTATTATTAAATTCATCAATATTAAAATTCTCAGTAAAATCATTAAAAGCTTCAATAGCAGCTTCAGTTACTCCTGCGGAAACTGCATTATTAGAAGAAGTTAAAGTATTTATAATATCTTTTAATTCTTGTAATTGGTCTGCTATTGAAGTAGAAGTATCAATATTTTCACCAATAACATTTTTTAAAGTTGAATTTCCCCAATCAATATTTTCAGCATCAGCACCAATATCATAAGTATTTATTTTTTTTATTACTGGCATTTTTATTACCTCTTTTCTTTAAAAAATAAAGGGGCTTATAATAAATCATAAACCCCTTATAAATTTTATTATACATTGGTTAAATGCACAAATATTTTATTTGTAATATAAATTATTTCATCTCCATAAGTAGAGATTAAATCAGCTACTAATTCCTATTGCTATAAAGAAAGTACAACTCCATAAGAAAACATTGCTGCATGAGTTAGCTAATGACATAATACTTTTTTTAAAAGATTTCCTGTTAAAGTATTATTTATATAGATTGTTCTCGTTAAATTATCACAAGCTCCTATTGAATAATTTCCATTATAATTCATTAAAAGAGGATAATTTGGTTCTACAAAAGCTAACTTCCAATATACATTATTGATTAAAAACATTATTGTATTTTACTTGCTAATGTAGTTATTTTTTGACGAAGAACATTCTTTTCTTCTGCGGAGGCATCTTTTAACATTCCAGTAATATCTGAAGATAATTCCTGTAAATATGCTTCTAATTCACGCATTTGAGAATTTGCATCTCTATGTTGTTCTTTACTTTCCATATACATTCTACGACGCATATAAGCAGTGCCCTATCTTGGGTCTCTTCTTGCTTCCATTGCGGGTTCGGTATAATACATTGATTGACCGCCGGTCTGAGAAGGTGAAGAAGCAGCATTCCTGCTGTCTGGATAATACATATATCTTTTAGTTCTATCCATCCCACTCATATCATCCATATAGGGATATGTTTGATTCATTGGAACTGTGTAATAATTTATAGTAGAAGAGTTCATTTTTTGAATTTCATCGCTTTTTTCCATTGAATCTGTTATAGTACAATAATAAATAGCTTCTGCCAAATCTTTAATCATATCAATAGCTTCTCCAAGCTCATGAGTATCTACTCTTGAGATATCTCCTAACTGACCTTGAACACAACTCATAAGTTGTTCTTTCATTGTTTTTAAATTTTCTGTTGCCATTTTTATTTTCCTCCTTATGCTATTCTTTTAACAATTAACGAAGCTTCTCGTCTAACTTGAATAGAGGGAGTAGGTGTTGTAGTTGGGTCATCTTCTGTTCCATCTACATAAGCGCCAGAAACAGTTAAGCAACATCCACAAGGAACAGTAATTGAAGCAGATGTATTCACGTGCCAATATTCTTCGGCTGCCGCAGGAGTTACAATAGCCACACTCTCTGGAATAGTTACCCCATTAAGTGTAATGCCTAATGCAATAGGTGTAACTGTTCCTCCTTCAGGAATTTGAATATTACCTTGAAGAGTAACTTCATATCTTGCAAAACGATTAGAGGTACTGCCATTTAAGTTAAGAACCCCAGGAACGACAGGAACAACATTTCCTTTATTGCATGGGATAGAAACACTATTAAATGGAATTGTTCCATTTAATGCAACTAATGCATCTGTTGTTGTTACATAACTTGCCATAAGCATCCTCCTTATCAGTTATAGAAGGCTGTACCATTGCAACTTCCGCTGCAATTACAACCATATGGATTGCTTACGACATAAGCTGGAACAGGAGCTGGATTTAAAGCTCTTAAAAGAGCTGTTGTTTGAGCAGCATTATCTGTTAAAATTTGACCTGTTTGTGCATTTTGAGAAGCTGCAAGACTTGCAAGATAACCCTGCATTTGCAGCTGTTGATTTTGAGCTTTAAGTGCATCAATTTCTTGCTGACACATTTTATCTAAAATCATTTGAGTATTAGCAGTATTAGAAACAATTACTTCTCTTAATGCCTCAGATAGAGCTGATCTATCTGCACAAGCTTCAGTAGCTACTGTATATTTTAAATCTGCAAGTCCCGCACGATTTTCACAACAACAATTTTGCTGATTCATAGCTATTGTATTAAGCTGTGTGTTTAAATTTGATTGATTATTGTTTAAAGTTTGAAGGATATTTGCTTGAGAATTGCAACGAGAAATTTCTGCATTTGCAAAACCTGTACTAACAGCAGAAGTAATACCATTAATACCATTAATTAATGCGCTTTGATCAAATCCTCTTTGAACATCATTGCTTATTTCTACTGTTGCGGGAGAGGTTCCATTGTTACCCCAACCGTTTCCATTGCCCCATCCGCCCAAAAGAATGAGGATAAAGAATAAGAAAATCCAAGCGCCGTTTCCATTAAAACCAAAACTATCATTGTTTCTATTGCCTGAAGCTGCGGCAATATCTGCTAAAGAATATCCATGATTGTCATTAAACATAATTTGTGTTTCCTTTCAAAGTTATTTTAAATAACTCTGAAATTCTGAGAAGGCTTTATCAAAATCTATGCCTTTTTGTTGTGCAATATTACGAGCAAGTATTTCTAATCCAGAAGTGTTTCCTTGCTGTGCCATTCCCATAGCATTTTGAAGGATTGGATTATTATTATTTTGCATAATGCTCATAAGTAATTGTTGCGGGTTTTGACCGCCTTTTATTAGTTGAATTAATTGAAGTGGATTTATATTCATATTTTTCTCCCCGCATTAAAAGTTTAGCATTACTTTTTCATTGCTTTGTGGGGGCACTTCTTCTTGAGTTTGTTGAGACTGAAAAGAAGGGATTGCCGCCATTAAAGACTGAATAACCTTATTGAATTCATCTTTTGTGACGAAATCAGTTGAAGCATAAGGGTTTTCATCTTTTGTAAAAGCATAAGTTTTAAAAGTAGCTGTACCGTCATTATTGATTTGTTTAGTATAAATTTTGCCATTTCCAACATCGGTAAATACCCATAAGGAACCATCAAAATCAATTTGTGCGGCTCTTGCTTCTTCTTTTGAAGAAACTGGTCTACATTTTAAGAATTGATATTGACCTTGCAAATTCATAGAGTTATTTAATCCTGAGTTAAAATAATTGAAATTGCTATTATTTGTTCCATATGGAAATGACAAAGAAGGTTGTGAAGGAATTTGTCCGATCATTCCTTGCTGTGCACCATTCATTTGCTGATTGAAATTCGCCATAGCAAAAGCTCCTCTCATTTTTTAATTTAAACCTTGGCCGAGGTAAAAGGGAATAATATTTTTTTACCCTTTCATTTATATATAAAAAATAGATTAAATAATTTTATTAATTGTGTCCAATTTTTTAATAATAAAAAAAACAAGAGGGATAAGACCCTCTTGTTTTTATTCCCATTCATATGTTATATATAATTTATTTGTTTCAATATTTTCAGTATTTAGAAATGTAATCCTTTGAATAGAACAATTTTGCAACTATAATATACCTGTTTTTCCAAGATAGAAAGGGATATCATCAATAATAATTTGGAGAGGAAAAAATTCATAAGTTGTAGTGTTATCTGGAATACATCCTGTATATACAATTCCTAATTTTGTAATTATATGCCCAGATATCTAAATATTATTTGTTCCAAGCTAACTTAAAAAACAACTTGTAATTTTTTGATTATTAATATCAACTGGAAATGACATTATTATTAACCCCCTTATTATTGTAATGTTCCATGTAATGATAATCCAACTTTTATATTAAATTGTAATGTACGAGAATTATTATTATTATTATTATATAATACTAAGGGAACACGTCTTGCGTTATCCAAAAAATGAACAGTTGATAATTGAGAGTCTGTAATTTTAAACTCATAATTTCCCATACTATCACGAGAAAAACCTTTATTTAAAAAGCGACCTTTTACAAGCGTTGCCAATGCTCTAAATAAATTAGAATTAGTTGTATTACTTTTTGTTTTAGGATATGCTTCAGGTTTTTCTGCTGTTGAACCAGTTGCACCTTCATAACTACTTAATCTTTGTCCATTTTCATTCATTAAAGCGGCACACATTATATTTTCTAATTTAAAACGTTCCATAGCTAAATTTCTTTCTTGCTAATTTAAACTTGCTAAATATGTTTCAAGTAGATCTTTATGACCAGTAGAATAATAAGTAGTACCCTATTTAAATATCATTCCATTAGTATAATTAAAATAAGTATTTAGAGCCTCAATTCCACTAATATCTTCATAAGCTGAAAAAGTTCCTGTTTCAGTATCATAGCTTATTTGTAAAGCAGCATCAGGGAAATTAACGGCTGTTATTAATCCTGGTTTAATTATACCAACTGTCTCTGAAACTGGTTTGCTTAATGCAAAACTACCTGTAAGAGAAAAATTACCTGGAGCATAATTCGCATCACATTTAAATACACAATCAATAACAACATATTCATCAACAAAGTCTCCATAAGTAAATATAGGAGAAGATTTGAATAATGGAGAATTTTCAACTGCTCTATTTACATAAGTATCAATATCAAATATTTTTTTATACCAGATATTATTTTCAACATCTTTATAATATGATTTTTCTTCTCCAATTAGTTGAAGTTGTTCTGTATTTAAACTATCAAACTAAACACTTTCACTTGTACGAGCATTAACCTATTGTAATAAATGCCAAATTTCATCAGAAATTCCAAGATAAGTCATATATAGACCGTTATCTACTGTTATAAGATTAGTAATAAATTTTGCTCCATTTATTTCAACGTTACTTTCTTTCTTTTTATAAGTGCCATCTTCATTAAGTTTTTCTCTATTATTTTCATCTTTTTCAATAGTATTCCATTGTATTTTAAAATTTCCTAATGAATCAAATTTCATACTTTCAACCCAAGGAATCTCAATATCAGACATAGTTTTTGTAGTAGTTCCATCTGATTTTTTCCAACTAAAAAACATTCTTCCATATTCGTCTATTTCAATATTTTCAATACTTGGCACAATTGCAGAAGATGAATTGACAGTTGTTCCATCTGGTAAAGTAAATATTAAAAATCCATTGTCGCTAATATCAATATTTTTAACAATAGGATAATCGTCTAAATAATATAAATGAGATGTTGCTACAGAACCATCTGGATTGTAAGAATCTACTTTATATGCTAAAATTATTTGTGAAAAATAACCATCATATGTTTTTTTCTTTAATGATAAAAGGTCTTTTGCTGATGTAGTAGAAGTTTTATCTACTGCTTCCCAAAAAGCATTAAAAGCATCATCTTCATTAACATCAGGAATAGTACCTTCAAAAGTACTGTAATCAACATTAATATTTTGAAATGGTTGATCCATTATTTCTTCGTGAGTTTGTGGGTTAATTGGACGGCCGCATTTAATGACTTCAATTGCGGCAACTGAATCTCCTTTTAATGGTGCTGGAATATTTAATTGCCATTTATGATAAAATAAATGCGGATCATTTTCGTCCTCTATCTTTTCAATTCCGCCAGGAGTATCTGAAGATATAAAATTAACATCAAAATCAAATACAGGACAAGGAATTTTAAATCCTAATTTTACATGATTAGTATATTTATTATTTTCATTTTCAAGAATTTCATAATATTGCCATACTATTGTATCGTGGAATCCATTTTCATCTTTTCCACGAATTAAGGTGCCATCATTTATATCTCCCTCTCCAGAAATAATAACTGCATTAGCATTAGTGGCACCTGTAGTTATAGCATCATAATTTAAAATATCAATAGTAGAAAGTTCTCCTGGGGGGCCAGTAATTTTACCTATCTATTCAGCTCCTCCGGAGTCATTTGAATAATCATACCCTCTACGGAAAATCTTTCCATTATCATTTCTATTTTGAATATCATTTTGGTCTACTGTAATCATAACATATTCATCAAAATGAACATCTGTACAATCTGCACCTTTTTGAAAATCATTTATCATATCTTGTACTGATGAATAAGTTTTTGTAATTATAAAAGAGGCGCCTGGGCGTCCGCCATAGAATGAATCCATAAAAATCCTCCTTTTAATCTTCCTATTTATAATCTATTAAAAAAGCTTCTCCAATTTTTGGAGCGATATGAATTGAACTAATATCAATACTCTATATTAATTCAAAAATTCCATTTCTACCAATTCTAATTGGCTATCCATTAATTGCTACTTGTGTAGATGGAGGAGCTTGAATACCAAGTTTTGTAATTTTTGTATTTCCTATTGGTAATATTTTTGCTAATTTATAAAGTTCAACATCAAAAATCTAATAATTAGATAATGAATTATTTTGTAAATTTTCTAATATTACTACCTGTTCCCATCTAATTCCTATAAAATTATTATAAGAAGTAAAAATTAAATCATGAGTTTGAGTATTATTATGAGATGGTAATGTAAAAGTTTTTATTATTTGACCCTATGAATTTGATGCAGTTTCAGATAAAATTAATTTTAAATTAATATCTGCTGTATTATTAGACTCATTTTTAATTTTAAATTTTAAATAAAATGTACTGCTATCTTGATAATTTCCAAATGTCATTTGTGGGTCAGAAGTTTCTATACTTGTTCCCTATAATAAAGGATGAGTTCTTGTTTCAATAGGCTGAACAAGTGAACTTCCAAAAAAAGATGCTTTATTTTCAGGTGTGCAGATTGTAGAATATTGTTTAAATGCTGACAATTAAAAAACTCCTTTCTATTATATTCTTTCTATTGCTTTTGAACAAGAAATGCTCATAGTTCCATTAACATCTAATGGAATAGATAAACTATGTATAATAAAATCTCCATTTATTCCAGATAAAGAGTCTTTTATTGCAATGCGAACATTTGGCTCTAAATAATAAATTGGAAGTGTCGTTAGAGAAACTTGTTCATTATAAGTAATATATTGATATAATTCTCCTCTAATTTCTTCATATGCGGATCTTAATATTCCACCTATAACAATTTTTTCATAGGATGAGTGTTCTATCTATATCCAATCAGTTTGGTCTTCTTTTCCTTCTTTTAATCTTTGTTGACACCACTATTTTATTTGTTTTTTCTATTGTAAAAGCTATTCTTTTGCAAGTAAATAATCTTCTTCAATAAAATCAAAATCTGCCTTATTTAAAGCTTCTTCAGGATTTTTATCTAAAATAACATAAGTTGGGCAATTTGGCTCAAAAATACAATTAATTGCATTATTTGAAATTATATGAGTTCTTTTTCCAATATTTGAAATTCCATAATCTGCCGCCATATGAGTGTCACTTAATATATCCAGAAAATAATCAATTCCGCTTTGATTGTCTAATACATTATCATAGTATTTACCTAAATAAAGATGAAATAATTTAGGCCATTCATTTTTTAACTATGCATAATAATCATTTGTTGATGTTCCCTATATTTCTCCCATAATTCCCTATAAATATAATTCAGTTCTAAAGTCATTAGCAAAGATAGGTGTAAAATTTGTTATAGTTTTTGTAAAACCTTGATTATTTTTTGTATATCTAAAAATTCTTTTATATTTAGGGTCATATTCATATTTTCCTTCAAAATTTTTAGAATTTTGAGAACATTTTAAAATACGATAAGTATTAGTAATTTTATATGTATCATATTTATTACTAATTCCTAATGTACATTTATATAATAAACCAGAAGATTGGTCATAATATAATTTATTTGGCTAACCAATTTTTGGAAAATTATTTTTATTTGTATATTGAAGACTTTGTGTAGATATTAAATCTTGTTTTACAAGATATTCTGCATAAGATTTTTGATTAACCCATTCATAAAATAAATTTGTTTCCGCAGCATAATAAACTGTATTTGCTTGTCCTGTTAATGGAAAATCATTTTTATTATTATATAAATTTAATGATGGAACATCAAAAAAATAAATACTTTCTACTGCGGGACGAGTATCTAAAGCTAAATGATATCGAATTGGAATTTTTAATCCTGTTGTAGTTGTTCGTTCTCCCCAAACTATAAAATCATTTTTTATTTGTTCATATCTTGGGGTATTAGTATAAGATTGAACAATATCTCCATCAGAAAAATTATATACAGTTTTTCCATTTACATAATCAGCAGAATAATCTGGAGAACTTTTATTATTATTTTTTAATACAAAAGATGCGTAAGAAGTATTTAAATAATTACGAATCTATTGAAAAATAAAATTCCCATTTATATCATAATAATATTCAAAATTACCTAAAGTTTTTTGAATTTTATCTAATACAGATGCTACGGTATCTCCAGGACTTGCAACTAATTCTCCAGGATAAGTAAAAGTGGTTAAAGTATAACCTATATCTGCCCCAGACTAATAGGTAATTATTTGACTTATTCCCTATTTTAATTTATTATAAAATTTTAACCAAATTTTATTATTATAATCTGGAGATAAAGATTTTTTAAAATTATTCTGTACTGCACTGGATAATTGGTCAAAAGTTTTTCCTTTATAAACCTATTTATAATTTGATGATTTTTCATAACAAAGTTTTAAAAATATTGCAGAAAATACTTTTTCATTTATTAATGATTTTTCAATTAATTCAGAAATAGTTTTAGTTAAATCCTAAATTAAATCATTTAGCATACTTTTTCTATTATTAAGCTATTGCTAAATGTCTGAAATTGCAATTAAAGTTAATTTTTCAGTATTATAATCTTTAATTAAATCATCAATAGTAGAAGTTAAAACTTCATTATTTTCATTAAAATCTTTAACTTTTTCTACATATGAATAAGAAGTTAATTCTTCTTTTCTTTTTTTCAATAATTGTTCAGTAATAGCCTAAGATTCTGCAATATAAGGAGTTCGTGCAAATGCCGCAATGTTTGAAGACATTTTAGAAAGTGAGGCAGTAATTGGAATATCTTTTAAATTTTTCATAACATTTTTTGTATCGTTATATATTTTTGTATAATAATCCTAAGTGGATGATGCTAAAGCACTTAAATGGTCCTCTTGAATCTTCTTTTGCGTATCTAAATAAGACTATGATATTTTCTTTTCATAATTTGGTAAGTCTTTTTTACACCACTAATGCATTGCTATATAGCACATTAATGGAATTTGATTATAAGATTTGTCACATTCTTCTAATTGTTTATTAATATTTTCAATTTTATCTTTTAATTTTTTATGATAATTTATAAAATCTGGATTATTTTTTCTTATTTGGTCATCTGCCTATGTTAATAAGTAATAATATTCATCTTTATCATCTTCTTCGGCAAACAGTCTATATAATGTACCAATGCGTTTACCTATATAATCTCCGAATGAAAGATATGAAAAAGAATTTGTAGAAGAAGTTTTTACTTTTAAATTATATGTATCTATATTCATTATATCTTGTTTAAATTGTTGAATAGTTTTTTCAAGATGATAAAAATCATTCTAATCTGTTGAAAAACAGATAGATTGTCCATACTATTTGAGACTAACAGTAACTGCTTCTGTATAATATTGGTCTTTATAGTATTTAATTGTATAATCTCGAGGCAAATTATTTACAATTATTTTCCATTTATCAACAATTTCTTTAACTCCTTCATCAAATGTATAGTATTCATTGTTATATTTAAAAGATTTAGAAAATATATTTTTATATAAATTTTTATATTCTTCTGCTACTTCATTATACGCTTCTAATATAATTTCAGTTTGTTGAGTAATGATATCACAAATTTCAATCATATGTTCTATAACTGAAATGGCTTTATCATTGGTTTGACTTGCAGAAATATAAGTTGCAAGATCGCCACCGCCGCTTCTCCAAGAAGATAAAGCGGTTTTTATATTTGGCATTTTATTTTCATTAATTTTTGCTAATAAATTTCTAAATTCTTTAAAAAAAGTATAATTTATTAACCTTGTTCTTTCTGTATCATCAGATGAATCACATTCAAATACTGCTAAATTTATTGCAGGTAAATTTTTATGTGACTAAAATAAATGATAATGTAATTCATTTTTATTTTTATAAGAAGTAAAATACACTTTATTGTCTTTTGTAAAAACATTTCTGGAAGGATTATTATCTATTATTTGATATTTTCCATTAATTTGTTTATCTCCAAATACAAAAGCTAAAGCCGTACCGCCCGTTAATTTAGTTTCTGTGTAATTAGCATCAGTTTTAAATAATTTATATTTTATAGTTTTCCCAATTTTATTCTTAACTCTTGTAAGAATAGTTTTTAAATTTTTTGACTATGCCAAAATTTGATTAAGATAAGTTCTATTACAAGCATTTTCTAAAGTACCCACAGTCATTGATGTAGAAGTTTGATATTGATAACATTCTCTTCGTTTTAAATTGACCCAATCAAATTTTGCAATAGATGTGGCATATTTATTTTTAATTGTAGCTAAAGGGTCATCTATATTAAATTTTCTAAATTTAATTATAAAATTGCTCATCTAATTAATAGCATCTCTTAGCTAATTTGGAGTATAACGATATCTTTTTTCATATTCTTCTTTACAAGCGTTAAGATATTCTTTTCTTTTTTCAATATTATTTAAAATAGTATTTGAATTTTTTAAAGTGTTTTCTAAATTATAAATAATATTTTTAAGATTACTTATCTCTACTTGACTTGGATAAGTTTTATTTAATTCTTGTAAAAAAACTGAATATGAAGGTTTGTTGTCCATTTCAATATTATTATATGCAGTTCTTAAAATTTCTTCTAAAATTTTACCCTTGTTTTCTGAATATATATTTTTATAAACATAAAGAGGGGTGTCTCCATTCCATCTAAGAACTTGAGGAATTTCTTCATCTAAATCATTTATAATAATTTTTCCTAATTGCTATCCACCCCAATGATTTAGTAATTCTATTAAAATTTGTTTAATTGTAGGATGGTCAATGGTAATATTTCCATACCTATCCTCTTTTTCTATCTCGTGAAAAGAAATTGAGGCTGGAAGAGTGCCCCCGCATTCTCCATTTAATAATGCCATTTTATCGTGCAATGTTAATGAAATTGTAGTTCCATCGCTCCCATGAGATATATTAGGAGAAACAATTACATATATACCTTGCGGGAACCACAAGATAGGATATTCTAAATATTTATTAAAAGTATTTGTAAAACCAATTAATAATTGAATTTTCTTATTGATAGATAATAAATTATTTATATTTGTTAAATCGTTTTCTATATCATCCGCCAATATTGATACATTAGCAGTTCTACGCATTGCGGAATCTCCATTTAAATTAATATTTCCGCTTAAAGCTCTTCCAGATATATCTGCTATAACATTTTCTTTCCAATCTAAAACTTCAATTTTAATAAACTATTCTTTAAGTTTAGATTTATCAAATTGTTTTAAAAATTCTTTATCATTTAAATATGGATAAATATGCAATTATCTCACCTCTCTATGTCTATATTTTGATATTGTACTATTGCTCCATCATAAGCATAATTTATAATGGCATCAACAGGACATAAAACATCTTGATTGTCATTATCAAATAAATACCATTTACTATGATAATAAATATAATATCTTAACGCAGACTATAATATTAAAGTTTCTTCTGCCTAATATGATGATGGTTCTATTTCTATTGTAGCATCATGTTGATTAGTTATTAATTCAAAACTCATAACATTATAAACATAATTGTTTTTAGGATTTGAAATCTCATCAATAGTATTATAAACAATATTTGAATTATCTATTTTATATTCATCGTCACGAGGGTCTCTATCCCCTACTGGTGGGACTAAATGAATACCATGAAAATAACAATCTTTAATAATAACATTATCACTATTAAAATTAATAAAACCATTTGCCGCAATATGCCTGCTATAATTTGTAATTAAATTATTTCCGCCAGTTCCTATATGATTAGTAGTATTTAAATAAATAACTGCATTTGGAATAGTATCAAAATTAATAGCAGTAATTTGTTGCAGATATCTATAAGTATCAATTTCTTTTTGAATTTGAGTTGTTTTATTTTTATTATTATCAGTAGCTTTAACAGATTCTTGATTCTAATAATAGTTATAGGTTTTCTTTTGTATTTCCTATATTAATTTTTGATTTGGATTAAATGTTCCCCATAATTGACCTTGATTTTTAAAATATTCTGCGGCGATTGGAGAAGGTTCAACTAAAGTTGCTTCAATATGAGCAACATAATCAATTTGAACAGTTAAAGGCAAACCAGGTGGAGAAATAAAAGTTAATGCCTATTGTTTATTAAATTCTCCAACACATATTTCTTTATCATAAATTTCATATACACTGTTATAAGTCATATTTTTTAATGACTATGTTAATCCATCATATTCTTCATTTTCTGCTATTTTGTTGGTATATCTTCTTTGTTGATTTCCTTTAATAATTATTGTATTATTATTTAATTTCATAATATAACCTAAAATAGCGAATGAAGTTGTAGAATTAGCATCCATATAAGTATATCCATTTTCAGTAAGAACAATAGGATAAGGAGGAGAAGATATTTCAATTCTTAATTTAGTTAAATAAGGAATTGAAATACTGTAATATTGGTTTAATTGCGGAGGAGCATATTTACTTTTAACCTAATTAATATATGAATATTTCCAATCTTTTTTAAATTTTTTTATAATATCTTCAAAAATATTAGCAGTTTCTATGCCTTTTGAATAAGTTTTTATAAATTGTCCTGGAACCTATTCTAAAGTAACAATAGATTTATATTCTCCAATATTTTGAATATTATATTTATCACAATTATATATAGAATATTCAGCAATTTCTACTGCTTCTGCGGAAAAACTATATAATTGTCTTCCTAACTGGTCCATAGGAGAAAAAGTAATATTAGTTAATTTAATTAAAATATTTCCTTCTGTATTAGAACGAAATAATTTTACTGTATTTTCATATAAAAAATCATAAACTTTTTCTCTAAATTCTCGCTAATAAATAACATCTTCATAATGGTCAATATCATTTTCTTTATTATAAATTTCTATTTTATTTTTTGGACTTTGTTCATTTTCAAAACTTTTATCAAAATTAAAAAGCTAATCTTTAGAAGTAAATTCTTTTAATTCCTCAGATTTTTCATTAGCATTAAAATCTCCAAATAAAGTTTTATGAGGGGGAGTAAACTATGTAGATATTCTATTATCTAATCCTAAAGAAATTTGTTCCATATTTACCATTGATTCTGTGGTTGTATCCATATAAGTGGTAATTAAACCTCCAATAGAAAATGTTCTATAATAATTATGCCCATTTCTTTTTACATATGGATATTTTTCTCCTAAAGTGGTGTGAACACTTTCAGTAACATTATATTTAAAATTTGAAATAGTGGGATTATAACGTACTCTTAACTGTTTGTTATTAGACATTAAAAACATATCATCAAAAATACACATTTCACTATTTTGAGTAAATATAAAATTTCCTCTCCATCCATTAGCTTGCAAAGGAGCAAGTCCATATTTATAATACATTCCACTTTCAATCGTTCTATCTGACCAAGTAAAAGTATCATAAGTTATTTCATCCAATGTTTCTTCAACTGTATTTTTACTATTGCCATTTGAGATAAATTGAATAATTTTTACATCTTCCCAAATTTTATATTCGCTTTCCGCGGAAGTTCTTCTAATAACAAAATTACCTTGATAATGTTTATATTTAGCAATATAAATTTTTAAATCTAATGTACCTATCTCGTAATTAGGGGTTAAATATAATTCTGCTGGATTATTAGAAAGACCAGTAGAAAGTTGGATAAAAGAAAAGGTTTTTGCTCCTTTATATCCAGAAGTAGTAATATAATTTACAATTAAATTATATTTTACCCCATCTATTAAATTATTTTTATAGGTATAAGAAAAATTATTATCATTTGCGTATATATAATCAGAATTTTCTATTATTTTATTTGTATCATTTTCAATAATAGTAAATTTAATATTTTTTAATAATTCACTTTTTGACCCAAGATATGTCATTTTTCCAGTAATAGGATTAGGTAATTGAGTTATTTGTTTTGTTGCAGAGGAATTTTTATTTAAATTTGAAAATTTATAAATCTATATCTAAGGTTCATATATTCTTTTTATTAAACAAATAGATGAATATTCAGAATAATTATTTAAATCAACAATAGAGGTTTGTGTACTTGTTTTAGAAAATCTAAATTGAACTTTATAAAATGTATCATATTTTAATTGAGAACAATCTATTAAAATATAATGGTCTCCATAAAGTAAATCCTCTTCATCTTGACACTAATGAAATTGTGTAGATGAGATAGAATTATTATTTGTATTAAAAATTTTTGCTCCATTGTCCTGTGCAATAATTTTATATTGTATTTCTTTAATTAAACTATTATTTGAATTTTGACTTAAAGTAAAATACAATTTTGCAGTATTACCCGTAAAGGCTGGTAATATATTTGGGACAATTGGAGGTAAAAAATCATATGAAAACGCCATTTTTTTCTCTCCTTTTTCTCTTATTTATTTTAAGATTGCGGAGGACGCTTTGGTAGTGCTCTTAATTCCTACATAAAACCACATATGAATGAATTTCCGCCTTCATCCGCATAATGCTTAAATCGTTTTTCTAAACAATCAAGGCTAAAGTCATCAATCCAACCTTTATCATAACAAAACTTATGATGTTCTTTTGTTATATATGCCTTAATATCATCTCTATCTGACTCAACAAGTGTATCTATTTTCTTAGAGAGGTCTTGTAATGCTTCATCATTATGCTTTTGATGCTCTCTAAGCTAAGTCATAAAATTTTCTCCATTCTCAAGTCTTTTATTTATCCTTTCTTTTTCAGACATTTTTCCAAATTTTATATTAAAAGCCTTTTTTATTCTTTCTTCAAACCATTCAAAAAAAGAAACCACACTTTTAAAAGCAAGGGCTAAAAGAACAATAAATAAAAAGATTTCTGGAATGGAGTAATGCTAAAGCAATTCTAACATAAATAAAACCTCCTTTAGAAAATATATGCTTTCATTACTATATATAATAAAAAAAGAGATATATTATCTTTCTACTTTTGCCCAATATACTTATATACAAAATTTCAAAAATAAAAAATCCAAAGCCTTTTTGCGTTTTTGGAAGCGGTTGAGGACGCTCCAAGCAGCTAAAAGATATATTGAACGCCGCATAATAAAAAAATACACAGACCCGAAGGTCTGTGTATATTGAGATTAAGCTGTAACAGCCTCATATCTCTTAGACATCAATTTCTCAAGCATCAAATCATAGCCGTCCTTACCAGTAAGGATGCAATCAATCATTGAAGGTGAGAATCCGCTTACATAACTAAATCCCTCACCAATGGCAGGAATATTGTTATTGCGTGCGTTCAGATTCCAGAAGATAACCTGAGGAAGTTTGTAGCCTTCTCTTGCCCACTTTTCCTTGATTGACTCAAGACCAGTTTGGATAGAGTTTTCAGAAGTCATCTTGTAATATCCCCAGCTATCTCTGTCGTTAAAAGATACACAACTATCGAACTCCATATCTGAGAAAATATAAAGACGAGTTGGCATATCTTCGACACGAGTATTCTGGTTCTTTGCAGTCATCAGAAGAAGGTCAAAAACTGCCTTAAGATTAGTTGTTCCGCCCCAGTCAGCGTTAGAACATCTAATAAATTTATCAACAATATCGACTCCTTCAAATTTTACCAGCTGAGGATGATTTGAAAAAGTAATAAAGTGATTAGCAAAAGGACCGTGAGCCTTCTCTGCAATGTAAGCTCCAAGAGAAACTGCGGCGTTCATAGGAGTACCTGTCATTGAGCCTGATACATCAACTATGGCAATTCCATTCTCTTCTCTTCCATTGTAGAAGTCTTTCAGATTGTCCCAATACTTCTGGAGCATTAGTCTATCTGTTTCTGAAAGATTTGCTCTTTTGCTCCAGCCTCCATAGCCGCAGCTATTGAAAATTCTTTCAGCAATCTCCTGTGGATAAAGAGCTTCGGCATTAACCTTAGTAGTTGCATCCTTTGCAAAAGCTTCGTACTTCTTTGCAAGAATGTCTCTGCGAGCAAAGGCGTTCTTGTAAATAAGACCTGCTCTTGAAGGAATCTTATCAAACTCAATCTCATCCCAGCGGTTTGCACTCATAAGCTTTTCAAGTACCCTAATACGCTCTCTCAAAGTTGAAAGAGTCTTACGATACTGTTTATTTGAGATACCCAGATACTTTGCCATAATATGACCAAGCTTCTTTGTCTCATCGTTAGATGCATTTTGTGAAGGCAACCACTTTGCAAGCAAAGAAGGTGTCTTACAATTAACATCAAGAGCAAGCTGATGCTTGATTATAGCGAAAGCCTCATCCTGAAGGGGAGTGTTAACTGCGACATAGATAAGGTCATCCCATCTGCCGTACTCTGAGACATTAATGAGGTTCTTCTTTGCTGACTTAATGTGCTTTTCACAAAGCCACTTGAAAGCTACTCGGAAGAAACGTCTCTCACCCTGTCCGCCTCTTATATCACGAAGATAAAAAAGGCACTTCAAAGCCAACTCAGGATTCTCTTCGTAAGCGTTCTTGAACAAAAGAATGACATCATTGTCTTCTCTGTTGCGGTAGCTGCCGCCCAGAGCAAACATATCAAGCACATCTGACTTTGAAGTCTTATGTGTAATGTCGCCCTTTTCTGTGTACTTAAAGTTTGTGTTATTCTGCAATGTATTCATAAAAGTATTCATATCCTTTATCTCCTTTTCTCTCTTATTTGTGGAGGGCAGGGTGAGATTTGAACTCACGCAAAAGCGTTTTGCAGACGCTCTCCATAACCACTTGGATACCTGCCCATTTACTCATTCCATCCTAAATCATTCCATCCTATGGAGAAACAAATATGCTCAATGATTTCTTTTGTGTTGCAGCCTTGTGAAATTAAGTTTATAACAATGTTTTTTTCACAAAGTGACATATTTGGCAACTGAACACAAACCTCCTCAAAGGTTTCATAATCAGATAAATTTTTCATATTTTTTCTCCTTTCAAAAAGAAATGGACCGACACACTTATGCCAGTCCAAAAGTAAGAAGGAATAAACTTTTGAACAAGACATTTTAAAAATATGTAAAATTGCCACATATAATCTATAATTGCTGTAAATGTCTTTATAAAAGAGGTTGAGCAGTGAGGATTGAACCCACGACTTCCAGTGCCACAAACTGGCGTTCTACCAACTGAACTATGCTCAACATAATTTGGCACGCCAAGAAGGAATTGAACCCTCATCGTATAATTCGTAGTTATACACTCTATCCATTGAGCTACTGGCGCATATACAAGACACATAGTTTAAAAAAGTTTTGTTTTCTATAAATTAAAAATAAAATTTTTTATAAATAATCTTGTAAATAAGATTGCTGTATGTGTCTTTATTAAAGAGTGGTGCGGCTGATGGGAGTCGAACCCAACTATCTACGATTAAAAGTCGTATGCATAGCCGCTTTGCTACAACCGCATATAGATGATGTGCAGAACTCTAACCAATTTACCTTACCACACACCGACTTTCCGATAGTCTTAAGTAAATTTTTATGCGGTTATAGGCAAAAACCGCAATGGCTTATACTGTTAGAAGCACCTACGGGAATCGAACCCGCATTTTGAGATTGAAAATCTCATGTCCTGACCATTTAGACGAAGGTGCCATATAGATGAATTTAAAACTCATCAAGAAACTGTGCCATAGGAGTGTCAAAATTTGCGGTAAACTGCATATCCTGCTCATCCGCAAAATCTCTGTAATATTCATCAAGATAATAAGTAGTGTTATCGAAGAAATCTTCACACTGAAGCTGACAATCAAAGCTATCAAAGTAATCCATAAATCAACACTCCTTTTTTATTTCTTTTTTTATCTTACATATATATTATAACAAAATTTTTTTAAATTTTCAAGTAAGTATTTTTGGCGGAGGCGGCTGGATTCCAACCAGCGAAGCCCTTACGAGCTTGTCGTCTTAGCAGGACGATGGATTCAAGCACTCTCCCACGCCTCCATAATTATTTGGCAGAGGAGAGGGGATTCGAACCCCTGTAACCTTTCGGTTAAACGGTTTTCAAGACCGCCCTCGTATGACCACTTGAGTACTCCTCTATATTTTTTAATGGCGGTTACATTTTACAGAAACACTTTAAATGCGGAGGGACGAGCTGACCTCCCTTGCATACCATTTTTAATTACATAAAAGTCAGCACACTTTTATGTAAAGGTTAATTTTTGTTTTACCTCTTGGGAAATTAACAAACTCTGGAGGTTTGTATCACATTGTTTTACTTGGGCAAACTTATTAGCTTACACTTGGGTTAATATGTGACTGGCAGTGGGTGTAGGTGCTGCCCCTACGCCGAGGGTGTCAAAGACCCTTGTACTCCTGTTATACTAACCCACCATAGAACAAGACACATTTTTTGATATTTTGATTAAAAGTCAAAGTGAAGTTTGCTGTATGTGTCTTTTTTTATTTTTTATTTCTTTTTTTATTGTATATATATTATAACAAAAATTTTTTAATTTTTCAAGTGAGATTCTCTAACTGCCGCAGTTTTCTCTTTGCTTTAGCAATTAATTTTGCATTTCTTGCCTCACCTTTAGCGGTAAGAATTGCAATCCTATTTTCATAATAAAGTTTATTTCTCATTAAAATTCTCCTTAAATAAAAATTGGTTCACCAAAGTCTACGACGAACTCTTCAAAATCTTCTTTTGCTATTTCAAGCATTTCTTCTATTGAATAAGAAAACGTCATATCGTCATTCAGCTCATATACTTCGTAAAGAACATCAGCTTCAATTATTTTTTGAAGAATATTGGCAAAATTTTCTTGCATTTCTGGCTCGTCATTAAATCTAACGCCAAATATTTGTTCATATTTATCTTCGGCTTCTGAATAAAGGCTATTATATATAATGTCGCTATCTTGAATTAGCCTAAATGATGCTTCACGAGCATATTCATTAGCATCATCTAAATTATCTGCTTCAACAATAGAAATGCAATCCATATCATTCAGCCCGCAAAATTTATCTTCATACGCTCTATAAACATATAATGGCATTTCTTTTCTTCCTTTCTTTTTATCTTACATATATATTATAACAAAAATTTTTTAAAAAATCAAATTTTTTATTCAGAAAGATTTTTTCCATATGAAGAATTAAAAATTTCTCTTTCAACTAAATCAACCTCTATTTTCGATGGGAAAATGTGAGAATTAACTTGAATATAATTATTATTTAAATCATCCAAATTTAAAAATACTTCTGGCAGAGATATTTCTAAAGAGGTGCTATCAGAATTATATCTTTTTTGAGTTTCATAGTCTATATATTCTCCTTCAAGAAGGGGTGCATCTAAAGTTATTTTATAAGATTTTTCATTTACATACAATGGAATTATATATTTATTAGTAGCATTATCATAATCTCCCACTCCCGTAGTAATAGGAACGTCACTAATTACTGTTACTACTAACTCTTGCTATTCTGCATATTCTACAGTAATTGGTAAATCATTTTCTCTAATAATGTTTATAATTAAATAGCCATCTTGAGATGCTGTAAAAGTAATATCTTGATTTTGCCAATTATCATTTACAGGGTCGCCGCAACTATGTTTATTTGCAGTCCAAGGTAAAATATTATTTAAATTAGTATTAATTTTAAAATTAAATAAATTATAATCACTTAAACTAATTGTGTAAGTTTTATCTTTTTCTATTGCAATAGGCTAAGAATGTAATTGGTTCGCAATTCCAGAGGCCTAACTGGCTCCTGCAATAAGAGTTCCATTAAAGAAGTTTTGATAAGTTTGTTGAGTTTTTCCATATATACGATAATTTGAAATAGCAGAGCCATATCCTTTAACTTGTGTTCTGTTATTAACATTTTCATTTTCTGTATAAATTAAATTAGTAAAATTTAAACGACTTTCATTAATAACGTTTTGAGATGGTAAAATTGTTCTTACTCTTGGGATTCGTACTTGAAGTTTTCCCTAAGAGCATTTTGATCTTGCGTGAAAAATATTTAATCCATTCCTACAAGTAAGAGCTGGTAATGAAGGCAATTCTAAAATAGATTGCCCATTATTATAAATATATTGATATTTTGCATAAATAGGATTTATGCCTTCAATAATATCAAAATCCACTGTTGTATTAAGAAAAAATATAGTAGAAGAACTATTATTAATAATACGCATACGAATTTTAGAAATTTGTGTATTATTAATTGTTATAGTTTCATATTTCTACATTTGTGATGGTTTTACTGTAACTATAACAGGATTTTCTTCATTTTCATCATCTTCTAAATAAGTAAGAAATTGAAAAGCCCAATCTCCAGATGGAATTTTTCCATGTAAAGAGGCACATAATAAGTAATCTCCATTTGTCAAAATAGAAGGAGCTGTATCTACGGTTCTATCATATAAAATTGAAGTAGGCGATGTTAAATCACTTTCCACTCTAATTGCGGCTGGTGTTACCTAATTAACTCCAGGAAACGCTCCTTCTATTAAATAATGATTTGGCTTAAGACAGGTGCCATAACAGTGTGGGGATGTACAATATATATTATTTTCGCTATTTTCAGCAGTAAAAATTATAGAATTAAGGTATTCTGAAGAATTAAATACTTTATTAGTATTGATTGTTATTAAAGATTGAGGTTTTTGATAGTAAAATTTATCATTTGCCTATAAAGACTCTTCACGCCAACGTTGAGCTATCCCATTCTAATAATACATATAAAATGGACTAAAAAAATTTTGAGACCAATCTCCACCTTGACTATGGTTTTCATAAAATATGTTTCTGTTATATAAACTAAATTTATAATCAACATTATTAAAAGTTAAACGTTTATTATTAATAAGATAACCACTATCAATTGTACGGGGTTCAGTAATTTCATCCGTTGCAATATATACAATACCCTAACTTAATAAACCATTAAAAGATAATTTTAATGTTGCTGCATAAATCTTTGTAGAACTGTTTAAATCTTCTGCTTCTTCTCCCAATGAACTTGTCTAAAATTTAATTGTAAAATTACCAACACTATTTGTAGTTACCGTTTTTGTTATAACATAATCAGCTCTCCCTAAATCAGGCGCGCCCTATTCCTGATACAAATACATAGTAGCAGTTACAGTATGATTTCCTGTTTTTTCAAAACTTTTTATTTTTCCATTAATGTTTAAAGCAGTAGCGGAAAAAGGAGAATTAGAAGAAGTTCCTGCAATATGATGCCAAACATTTATAGGAATATAAGCAGAAGTAGTTGAAGCATCTTTAATAGAATTATCCTATTTTACTAAGTTAACTGAATAATTCCAAAAAGCAGTATTTGTATGGTCAAAAATAGCTACATTATAATTTTCTCGTCCAGTGGAAAATGTCATTAATTCTGAATTTTTTAATGTAAAACTATATTGTTCAACTATATCATCTTCTAAAGCGTGAAATCTTATTGGCATTATTGAATTTTTTTGCCAAATAATATTTCCATTATTATCATAAATTATTCCAATAGATTGTCCATCATTTGTATAAATAGCATTTATTGATTTATTTTCAGAGGTATATATCATATTTTTCCCTCCTTAATCTTCTTCTGGAATTAAATATAAAAATTTATCATAAGTAGTTAAAGCATTATATTGTTCATCTGTCAAAATTTGAAAATCATCTTGTGTTAAAAAATTTGATAAATTATTTAAAGCATCTTTTTCACTCTGTGTCATTAACTGAGTTCCCTATCCCTCTTTTAGATTTTCAATAAAATTTTTATCTTCAGCACTCATCAGTCCACTTGAAGTTGGGGTAGCATCAGTATAAGTAGTATCTATTAATTGAGATTCTTCTAATACGTCTTGGTCCAAATGATATCCACTTGATATTAATTGACCTTGCGAATTAAATTTTGGAATATATCCTTCAAGGTCTGAATATGTTTCATTTTGTTCTAATGTGGGTTTCATCAGAACAGTATCAGATAAATTTAAATCCTATAAATTTTCTATATTAACTGTTGCTGTATAATTTACATCACCAATATAAATTTTATGAGTATCTGTTATAATATAAATAGTATTTGTATCTTTACTTTGTAGCGCATTAAATTGTGCCTGCGTTCCAAATTTAAATATTATTGATTTATCATTCTGAGGCATAAATATATCTCCTTTCATATATATTGGAATAGCCAATCTTACTTGAAAATAAGATTGGCTATTCCTTGCCTATTTGGTTGGAAACCTACTCTGGCCGAGATTTTTATGGTTTTATAGATTCTGATGTATTTGAATCCTTTCCAACCCCACAATTATATTATACCAAAAATTTTCAGAAATGTCAAATTTTTC